TTAGCCCGCTGATTTAATGATGTAAGTAACGACCCCGAACACGTCGAGAGTATCCTCGCTTCCGACAACTATCGGCGAATATGCAGGATTCATTGGGTTAAGCTGAACGCGTGGATGTAGTTGCAACTTCTTAACGGTGAATTCCCCGTCCACAGCGGCAATCACGATATCACCATGAACTGCGGTTCTTGAGCTATCCACGACCAGAAGATCCCCCTCCCCGATCCCGGCGTCCTTCATGCTGTCGCCCGCAGCTTTGACAAAATATGTCGCGCAGGGGTGGTTAACCAGCAGCTCGTTAAGGTCGATGCGTTGCTCAACATAATCCTGCGCAGGACTTGGAAAACCACACTGAACAAGGTCGCTGTACAACGGGATCAGGATGATTTTGCGTAACTCAACGGGCGTGTAGAACTGCATGATAGACTCGCTCACATAAACACTGTTTATATATACAGTAGATTTAGCTCAGCGACATATCAATATAGTTTCCGCCTATCAATTTCCGTCATTGGCGTAACCTATTGATGTAATAAGTACGGTAAGTCTTAAAATGTTTTCAGTGCTTAACTGTTTGATGATTTTGCGAACAGTGCGACGATAAAATTTTGCAGCTATGGCACCGCCTCCATAGCAAATTGCTCATCTGCGGGCTCTTGCATACGGTTACCAGGTAGGGCTCTGAAGTGCCTGATAGCAAAACTTCATTGTTTTGTAAAGATCAGCAACTATTTTTATGTAGTGGTGTCTTATATGTAATCAATAAAACACAGGCTCTTAAATGACTACTTTACTCGTTGCCGCAACACTCTTTACTGTCTCAGGACTCATGATGTTTGGGCTTTTACAACTGTGGGAAGGCATATCAAATAATCACGAAAAGTTTTGATAGCCATTAGGCTTAAAGCTCATCCCGTTACTGGCAGATATTTATAGATAGTCTTCACCCCTACACCTATCACATCGGCTATCTGCTGGCGTGTAGCTCCGTTCTCCAGCATCCGGCGGCAGCGTTCCACAACTTCGGTGGTCATTATCCGGCGGCGGCCACCGATGCGCCCCTGCTCCCTTGCCGCTGCTAAACCGGCGCGGGTACGCTCGACGATCAGCTCTCTTTCCATTTCCGCCAGTGCACTCATGACGTGGAAGAAAAAACGTCCTGCTGGCGTACTGGTATCAATGCTGTCAGTCAGGCTTCGGAAATTTACCCCGCGCGCCTGCAGCTCCGATACCAGAGTGATCAGGTCACGCACGCTTCGCCCCAGCCGATCCAGTTTCCAGACTACCAGCACATCACCCGGTCGCAGCCGCCGCAGCGCACGCTTTAACCCTGGTCGTCTGGCATTCTTTCCGCTGGCCGTATCTTCGAAAACCTGTTCACATTCTGCGCGTAACAGCGCGTTTTTCTGTAAATCGAGGTTTTGATCCCCGGTTGATACCCTCGCATAACCAATCAGCATGATGTAACCCTTTGAAATAGCTGATTGTAAAAAGCTCCAGTCTTTCGCTCAAACCCTCGTTTGCGCGAAGCCTCTTTTTGGAGCAAAAAACATGGCCTTTGATCCGCCACTTGGGAGCACGTCGCCCGCTGTGCTGCTCGACAACGCCACTCGCCTGGACGAACTCGTTAACGGGCCAGCGGGCACCGTTCCCGACCGTGCCGGGCAACCGCTGGACTCCTGGCGCCTGATGCTGCAAACCTTCGCTGCTATTGTCGAAAATACTCGCCAGAACCTGATCCCACTTGGCAAGCAATACCAGAGTGTTGAAAAGGCTCAGGCTGATATTGCCAGTATTCCAGAAGGCGCCACCACCTATGCACGCAGTCCGAATGATTCCGCTCTGGCGATCGAATACCGAAATGTCGCCGGGACACTGACGGCAACCGGGCGCAGAATGCCCTCTCAGGGCTCTGTCGATGCAATTATCCAGTTTATCGATAAGTTTATTGCCACCGGCACCGTCAGCGGTGACTTCTTCCCCTTCTTTGTCGATGGGGCCGGAAACGTGCCTGTGTACTGGGATAATGGTTTTGCGGCTTCCCGTATTGCCACATCGTTGTATCAGATGATCTATGAGGATGTTCATGCGCGGCTGGGGGATGCGCTGAATGCACCAGTGACAGGGGTTTCCCCAGGCTTTTTTCCGTTATTCATGGACCGCGCGGGAAATGTACCGGTGTACTGGAATGGCGGGCTGGATGCGTCGGCAATTGCGACGGGGCTGCTGGAAAAAATATGGGCTTATATCAACGGTATCATCGCCAGCGCGCTTAACCAGAATGTCCCTCTGGTATCCCCTGGCTTTGTACCGGGGATGATGGATGCCGCCGGGAACGTCCCGTTCTGGTTCCATGATGGAAAGCTTGATGCCAGTGGGGTCGGGCCGAACATTCGCGGGGATATGGTCAGCTGGTTTCAGGGGCGGATGTACACCGCCGCCTACAATATCCCGCTCCATACTGATGGCCGGACGCTCTGGCGCTGGAAAGCGAAGAAAGCACAGCTCAAAGCAGGCCTGGCAGTCCGTCCACATTTCATGCTGACGGGGGACAGCTGGACGCAGAATAACGAACTGGCCACAGCTATCGCCGGGCTGCTGCACAATGATTACGGTGATGCGGGTCTGGGCTGGAGAACGGTTAACTACGGGGCCGCGCGCGACGGTTCGGGAATATATCGATCAGAGGGATGGGATTTGTATGACTCGTCACCGACGAGCGGAGCGCCGCTTTATGGCTGTGGTATTGACGGCCAGTCAATCAATACCACAACGAGCACGGCCTATTTCAGGGTGACGAATGTCCGCTGCACTGACTGCCGGATTTACTACCAGGACCTGAACGGTAAGTTTCAGTACGGCTACGACGTTGGCGGGGTCACTCAGTGGACTGAGGTTGTCTGCGGGAATACCGGCGCGACAAAATCGGTGTTGCTGACAGGCATGGCCGACGAGGCCAGGACAATTTACGTCAAAACTGATGGCAATACCGGGCGTGTGGCCATCCACGGTTTTTACCTCTTGCGCGCCGGTGTGGCTGGCTGCGTGATGAGCAAGGCGGGTAACTCCGGGATTCTGGCCGATCAGTTTCTGCTGTTCTCCGACAAAATCTCTGAGTACCTCAGCACGATGCAGCCGGACGTCATTTGTATCGTCATCGGCAACAATGATTACCGTAATTCTGACGGGACACAGGTATTTAAAACCGCATTGCAGACGTACATCGCCGCCTGCCGCGCGGTGTTGCCAGACGTTGGTTTTATCCTGATGGCACCACCCCGCACGAACGGAACGGCGGTAACGCCGCTCGTTAATTTCCGTGACGTAATGCACGACATCTCGCAGACGCTGAATGTCGAGTTCTTCAGCATCTATGACCTGTTTGACACCTGGACAGAAATGAACAGCCTGGGCTGTTTCCTCGATAATCTTCATCCGAATGCTACAGGCAGTAATCTGGTCGCATCATCACTCAATAACGCACTGATTAAAGGCTAATTTATTATGAATACTGTTTATATCCCAAAACTCGGTGATGTCGTGATCCCCGGTACACATCCGAAAAAAGGTCATTTCATGCAGCCAGACCTTCCTGTAACAGCGGGGCTTAAAGGATTGTACATTCAGGGAGGAACAGCAGACCTGAGCATGAGGAATCGCGCCGACAATTCCGCCCCGCTGACAAAAATCGGAACCCCGACAATCCTCTCCGAATTTGGGGCGATTTGTAGTTTTGGAAACTGTTTTGATACCGGGAAGGTCTCAACCAAAAACCAGACGCATATCGTGATCTGTAAGCCGGTAAAGCCGACAGCGGCCACCGAAACGCAGCAGGCATTCATGATGGGGAACTACAGCTATTCCGGCGCACCGGCTGTCTACCGCGGCGACGGGCTTGCATTTCTGTTTTCCGGGCAAAGCCTTTACGGAGCGTTTGTTGAGGATAACGGTGCTACGCCGTTGAACATGATCAACTATTACAGCGCAGCGTACGACAGCGCCAGATGGGCCGCGTTTGTTGAGCTGGTTGACGGTGATAATAATGTGGCGAGGATTGCAGCCCGGCAGGGAGGCGCCCTGAACTGGCAGAACTCCAAAAACCTGACCAGCCGCACAGCTTATACCGACCGTACGATCCGCATCGGGTCGCATCATGCACCAGCTGCTTATCCAGCAGGGGCAAATATTACGATGGGGATGGAGTTGATTTTTGAAACAGCGCTGACTCAGGCTCAGGTCGCTTCAGTCCTAGATAGTGTAAGTGCATATCTTAATTCCGCCTGGGGGATTACAGATCTCTAATAGATGACGGCTATCATAATTGATAGCCGCTAATCACTTATATAACCTGCTCGTAAACCGACATATATGCCTGAGAGCATTGGTTACGCCGCCCACTGCTCTTTATGGAATCATTACGCCTTTTGTATTCATAAAGCCTCTCATGTTGTTTATTTGCTGAGTCATCTCAGCCACAGATAGCGCCTTACTGTACAATGCCAGCCCACCGATCGTTCCGGCTACCCCATTCGTGATTTGACTCCCAGTTGGTGCACCGTTGATAACAATGTTGTTTGAACTCACTGATCGGGATGGCGTGATAGTTGCACTGCTCGTTGCGCCACTACCGCGAACATACTCGATTTTTGTCGCAGAAATGCTCACCGCGAAGGCTGTCCATCCACCAGTAATCCCTCCCATATCCAACAGAGTACTGGTAGGAGACGCCACCCCTGATGCGACAAGGATAACTCCAGTTCCTGATGTTGACTGTGTCAAACGTAGGCCAGTGAACGGAGCCAGTGCCGGTGTTACCATTGAAAGAATGTTTGCTGCTCCTCCGACCGGGGTCGCCGGAATGTTTATCGCTATAACAAATGATAGCGCTGCGGTTTCTGCAACTGGCATGGTTGCAGATGAACCAGTTGGGGTACAAACCATACCTTGCGAATTAAATGCGGCCGCAGTAGTAAGGTTGTTACCAAGGCCACTAAAGTCCATGGCGTTTGCCATAGAATATGTTCCTGTACTGTCCTGTGTATTCATTGTCATGACAGGAAAGGCCAATGGGTAAATTTCATCATAGTTTGTGTTTTCTATTTGAAGTGGCATATTTATAGTCCAGTAGTATCGGTTATTGTGAGAACACCCATTTGTGCGAGAGAAACAGAACCACTTTGCGCTTGTACAATAATTGTCATTTGCGTAATGCCAGACGGAATTACAGACTCAAAATAGTAATAACCCCAATCAGTTGTTAAACGCCAGCCACGAATCCCTCCGAAATAAACATCACCTGCTGAGTCAGTCAGCGAATTGCCAGATTTCGCGTAGCAAGACATCCAGCTTGGTACCGCACCAGTGCCAGATATTTTCACCATGAATCCGAAACCGTATTTCTTGCCTGGTTCAACAGTGACCGTGCGGAAATAACGCGGATATGGTGAAGCGCTGCCGGTAACAGTCCAGACATTACCCTTAATGTTGTTTTCTTGCGTAATGGATATGCCCCCGGCGACATCAGCAGACCAGTCAGAAGGGAGTCCAGCAGATGAGTCGACAAATAACGGATTAGTTAAAATGTTGTTGCTGCTGGCCGGGGTTGTTACTGACTCTGCTTTTTGCGGTGTTGTAGGCGCCTGCCATTCTGCCATTGCGGTGGCTACGGCATTACCCATAGCTTTTGCACCTAGCGGTGTTGGATGCGAAACATCCTGGTTATAACCCGCAATCCATCCGCCAGTCAGCGGATCGGTAGTGGCCGCATGAAGGTCTACAAACGGGAGTCCATACTTCGCTGCATACTGACGACAGAAGTCGTTAATTTTGTAACGTGCCAAATTTTGCGCGTCAGTATTACCGCTTTGTGCTGACATTGAACATACAACAGGAATGATACCTGCGAACCTTAGTTGCCTGAATATATTGGTCATAGCCGGGAGTGTTTCAGACTCAATATCAATCCCTTTCACCACATCGTTACGACCGCACATTACAAGGCAGAAAGACGGTTTTGCTGCGATTGCTTTCGGTACATGAGTGGCTAACACTTGCGCGGCTGTAAACCCAGGTGTTGCTGATGTTCCGACATAACTATATCGTCCATTTGTCATCAACATAGCCCACGTAACCCAACTTTGAGCGTTGGTAAGTGGAGGATATAAAGTACCAGTAGCATTTGGCTGAGAGGATGATATCCCGTATGCGGGTATGGAGTCGCCAATTGTAAACACGTCATTCGGAAGTGCCCCGCGCTGGGTTGTCAACGGAACGCCATGTAAATCAACAGTCCTGCGGTCAGTGCGTAAGCCAAAAGCGATCCGGTAATTCTTACCTCCCCAGCCGTTAACGTAGGCAGAGCCATCTGATGGAATAGTTTGTGTATTCCCCATATCCATAGACTCCGTAACTGTCAGTGCGTTTGCCTTCGTTTTTCCGTAGAGAACCTTGTCGCCATTTAATTCTATAGCCATGGATTGACGTGAATTAATATCAGCCCAGACAAATCTGCCATCCCCGTAATTAACAACTTTGACTCCCGACGTTCTTCTTTCGGTTCCAGAAGCAATTTTATTAACATCATCAACAGATTCTTGCGATGGCATCTTCCTGCCAGTAGCTGTTAGTGTGCCGCCAGTATTCATTACCTCAATAGCAAGCGCGCTGTCATCTGGGCTGCGGTAATACGTGGTCGATCCATCAGGGATATTCGCGATATCCGCTTGCGCCGCTGCCAGCGTCATGTACTGGCGACTAAGTGGGATCAGGTTCTGCCTGACCTCATCATTTTTCGCCATGAATCCGCGCCAGGTATCCAGATCAACGCCCGCGCGATCTGGCACGGTGAGAGCATCCGAATTCACCAGGTTATCCAGGCGCTCGGCGTTATTGAGCAGCACTGCGGGAGACGTGCTCCCCAGCTCCGGGTTAAAGGCCATGTTTTTTTGCTCCAAAAAAGGCGTTCGCGCAAACGAGGGTTTGAGCGAAAAGAGTTAATAAGGGGGTTTTTATGGGGTATTACGCGACGTCGCCGGGGTATGTGGCGTCGTCGTAGGCGTAGAACGATTCAAGATATTCGTTGGCGGTCACCTGACAGGTGCCGTCAGACTGTGGGGCAATTCTGCCACCAGCGCATCATAGACATGCCGCGTTTGAGCCGCAGAACACCAGCCGGATCGCTCAATGGTTGCAGACGATAAATTGATTTTCAGCAGGTCATCAAACTCACTCAGATGCGGGACCGAAAGTTGATAATCCCCTACTCTGGTCGCCACCATCAGCCCGGAGGCCGAGCCATCCAGGTAACGGACCAGCGCGCGAGGGTTTTCAAAAGACCAGTCCAGCGGCTCCGTGACGGTGAAGGTCGTCACACCGCCAGTCGTTTTCATCTCCTCAACAAGACAGGAAATCGTGTTATTCCCCGGTATATCGTCGGTCAGCACAATACGATCGCCAACGTTGTAGCAGAGCGCGTCCAGTTCGGTTGTCGTCCGGAACGTTACCCGCTGCTGCAGGTATTTCATCAGGCGCCGCATCCCAATCTGGTAGGCATGATCCTGACTCAATACCCCGTCGAGTTTGTAATCCTCGATTTTCACCGGAGTAGGGTTATCGGGAGTGCGGCATTTAACCGTCTCTTCCGCCCAGGTGGTTCCGTTGATGTACGTTACGTCAACGCCGTCGTAATCATCGTCAGATGGAGCAGTGAAACCACTTTGCAGCTCTTCGACCATCTCATGCGGGGTGATCACACCTGTCCAGGGCTTAACCCCTTCCCTGTTTACGGTAGCCAGGCCATCACTTAGCAGAAAACGTGACTTCCCGGCGTTGGCGACCTTTTGCAGCATTTCCAGTGCCGAGATACTGTCGCCAGTAGCGAAATCAAAATATTCGCTACGCGGCGTCCAGTACGCAGACTCCAGCGCATTGATGGTATCGACATCCATCTCCAGCCCCAGCGAAATTCCCGACATGCAGCAGCGCGCCAGAAATGGTTCTGGCCGTTTCCGGTTTCATAGGCACGCGTCCCCACAACGTTTACGCGGCGGTCAGACTGCGCCGCCAGTTTACCGCCCGTTCTCGACGGTCACCGCCATCAGCGACACTCCGGGATAGGATGAAGGACGCGTCAGCAGGCGCCCGCGCAGTGCCTGCCAGTACATCGAATCCCTGGCATTATTGGAGCCCTGCTCGTTGCACCGTCGGCAGCGAACCTCTACAAGCCCCGGAGAACCGAGTGTGATCCGCTCAGTAAAGCCCAGACCGTTAACGTTTTCAGCGCATACTCGCCCTGTTTACTGACCCACCCTGAGCCGGAGCCGTAAATCCCGGTACTGAATTTCCCACTCAACATGCCGGAGTCGCTTTTTTGCCCTTGCCGTCAAAACCGCAGATGCCGTTCGGAAAGGAAAAATTCACTTCGAAACATATCCACCACTTCATTTTCAGGGCATACCAGGAACGGCCCCAGCCAGCTCAGCGTGTCGTTAAGGCCAGTGGCCTCATAGTCGATCATCGTCCTGGCGGTGAATCCCGGCCATGACTCATCAACTGCACCGTTAACCAGACGCGCCACCGTCGCCGTCGTGCCATCAGCGGACACAATCCTGTACTCATTCCGCGGTGAGCAAGTGAAAGCCGTTGCATCCCCTCCGGCAATCCCGGAGAATGCGGTGCCCGTGGCGCTGTTATAGGCGAGCGTCACGTTTTGCCGTTACCGCAGGGCTGCCGCCGGTTGACGCCGTGCCGGAGGTATAAACCGGAGCATCACCGAAAACAGTAGCTGGCAGCGAAGATGATGTGATTGCTCCTCCCGCGAACGGACTGGCCGCCTCGGTTATCAGTACGGTGCCGCCGTTATCCTGCGCGACCAGGCCGGAGCCAGTCAGCCCTTCGATGATGGCCGCCAGAAGTCCAGACATCGACACATAGTTCGCCACCAGCGACACCGCGTAAGCGATCCCCTGCCACGTGATCGTGAACGTGCTGGAGCTGGTCGAAAAGTCGTAGGTGGTAGGTGCTGCGCTGGCCTGAACTTTTGCCGCACTTCCCCCGGTGCCCGGCACCGCAGCCCTGGCCAAGGGTATATGACGCGATTAAACAGATCGTAATCGACGCTATTGAAACTGAGCGTCACCGGCATACTGACTACTGGCGCGATCTCCGTCAGCAGCGGACTCGCGATAACGCTGTACCCGGCCGCCGTTGATATCTGGTAGTTGGCGGGAGCCTTTATCTCAACAATCGCGCCTTCTACCCAGCTATCCGGCAGAGAATTGTCGTTATCGTCGTCATCATCGCTATCATCCGTGTCCAGCCCGGTAAACGTTACGTCGGCTCCGGCCACGGTCATGCTGTCTGCAATAATGTCGTCCGCATCCGGCGACGTCTGGGCCATGTCCAGCCCGGTGCCGGATGACGTCCCGCCGACCTCCGTACTGTTGAACCAGTTTTTCACTGCGCTCATCGCCAGAAACGTCTGCACCAGGGGGATAATGCGTGCTGCTGAATCCCCGCAGGGTCGATGCAGGCGTACTGCCAACGCGGATATCGCCATTGGTATAATCCAGAGTTCCGACACCAAGGCACAGCAGCATCTGTACGCGCATTTTCGTTGGATCGGCAGCATCAAAACCGGGTAACAGGCTGCACAACATAATCCGGATAAATACGCACGCGCCCAAAAAATTTCACGAATCGCATCACCCAGTTTCGCGCTGTTTGCTTTCGCGGGGTTCAGGTCGAGGCTTCGCCCTGAGGAAGACGTGTAGCCACCAGCATCAATATTACCCATCATGAACAGTGAGTAGGCCGCCGTTGCCACGGCAATACCGACACCTATCCATGCGATTGTTGCTACTTCAAGCCCGAAAGGAACCGGGTACATACAGACATCGTTTTCTGGCCGGATGATGCGAAACGCCCATTCGCCAGGTGGTACCGGCTGGCCATCCAGCTCAATGGCCAGCGGTGGAACATCCCGATCCTCATAGTCTTCGAGATTGGCAACCAGCCAGCTGCGAATGCTGGTAACGCCATGCTCATGAGTTTCGAGCGGTTCACCGGGCAGCCGCGACGGATAAAAACGAATGGTCATTGCCAGAACTCCACTTTGACAAATCGCCGCTTAAATCGCGGCAAAGGCAGAAATGTGACGTTCGTTCCCGGATTGCATTCCGCCACGTGCAGCAGGCCACCGATATTGACGACGATACCGACGTGGGTGACGGTTGAACCGGAATAGCAGGCAACCCCGGCACCTTCACAAGGTTCGCAACGTTCCAGTGAAAGCATCATCCGGCGCGCTTCGCGGTCGAGCCCGCCGTCGTCTTTGGTCACCCCGGCGAACTCAGGCCAGAGAGGCAGTCCAAGGTCCGCCCGTATTTCGTTCACGATCCCGAAGCAGTCGAGCTGCGGATACACTCTGCCGCCCTTCAGCCAGGTGACTGAAAGGTTACTTTTCAGGATGAAAACATGTAAATTACCTCGTTGATGCGAAATCAATACACTGTTGTTGCTTCCAGGTTTTCCGATGCTGCTGATTGGTGTACGCTTTTCAGAGCACAGCGATACCTCTAAAAGGAACAATAAATGTCAATCAGCTCAAACAGGACAGCGATAAGCAGGATTCAAAGAGGAATTGGCTGATCTGCGAAAAAAAATAGCGGATGAAAGCAAAAAGGAAGCACAACTACTAAGCAGTATTAATCAGTTACAGAGAAGTATCACCAGTTCAACTTCCCCATCGACTGTTTCCTCCAAAATGTCTCAAATATCCCGATATACAAGCGACATATCCAAATGCAATGCAAAAAAACGCCGAGTTATCAAAAAAAATTGCTGATAAAACTGCTGAACTTCATCGTTATGAGACACAATTGACTAAAGATGAAGAGTCCGAGCGCAAAAAGCTGGAAATGGCGCAAAAAAAAACGTGAAAAAGAACAACAGGATTTACACAAAAAACTTAAAGAAAAAATGGACTCGCAAATACGGACCCTTCATAGTCGTATGTTCTCCAGTAAAACTGGTATCCACGATGCCATTAATGATGAAGATGAATCTCCGCAATATGATGTTTTTATTTCTCACGCCAGTGAAGATAAAGACTTGTTCGTAAGGCCATTTGCGGAGTACCTGAAATCTCAGGGCGTGAAGGTCTGGTACGACGAATTCTCTCTCGCATGGGGCGACAGCCTCAGAAAGAAAATCGACAAAGGACTCGCGAATTCACGTTTCGGAATAGTTGTTATATCTAAAAATTTCATTAAAAAGCAATGGACAGAATATGAACTAAACGGATTAATCGCATCTGAAATTGAAGGAACAAAAAGGGTATTGCCAATCTGGCACGAAATATCTAAATCAGAAGTCATAAAATTTAGTCCATCTTTAGCTGATAAGGTAGCAATGAATACCGCAATACAGACATATGAGGAAATAGCGGATCAGTTAGTGACCCTCCTCCGATAAAACCCCAATTTTACAAAGTAATTCGAGCAGACGACACATATCGTATCCCTCACCATAGGGTGAGGGTCTTAGCCCCTCAGAATAGGCAATATCTTTCGCAAGTAGAGCCCATACCGGAGTTTTATCTGGAATAAGTAGTTTTTTTATTACGGCAAGTTCATAGCGAACTTGTAATAGTTCAGATTCAAGTCTTTTTATTCTTTCTTCAGTCATACCACCTCCGGTTAAGACGAATAACGCAGACCGGGGAATAAAGGGAGCGTATAGCGGTACCGCGGCCAGGCTGTATCGAGGACATTCATATAGCCCGCGGTGATCTGCACTTCTGTCGCCGTCCAGTATCCTGATTTAATCTGCAGCGTGTACGGTATCGCCGCAGGCGCCGCTAAATCTGTGGAGATATAACTCCGGTAAGTCAGCGACGCAGAAAGGCGGTTCGCCAGCGCATTGCGGATCGCCGTGGACACAACGCCGTCGATATTACACAGAGCAAACTTCAGGTCCTGCGTTCCGTCCTCGTTACGCGCCGGCAGCGCAATGTCAATCGCGCAGGCGGTAAATGTGATGCTGTCGCCGTTCTCCGTCGTTGCCGTAATATCCTCGTAACCCTGGCAGAGGTAGTGAACATCAGAACCGATAGTTATCTGCAGCGTTTCAATGATCACCTCCGGTCCGCTGCTGGCATAAAGGCGGTTAATCTGCGTCATGCTTTGGCCACTCCTTATTCAGCGCGATATCGAGCAGCGAGCTACCGACAATCCATTCCGGATAATTCCCCCACGGAGCCGGAATAAGCGGACGCTCCCATAACTCCAGAGTCGCTGAATACTTCCAGTAAATTGGCGCAACCAGCTCCGGCCCTTGATAAATATCCGTGAACCGGCACTTATAAAACTTAATACCCGCCGGCGTCTGCAGCTTCATCAGGAACCAGGCCGCACCATCAGATAATGCATCGCGGAACCAGGATTCAAACGCCAGTCCCTGAGCATCGCTTTCCATGAACCAGGAGATGCTGGCCTGCGTCGGCGTTGACGTATAAGCTCGCCTTTGCCGCGCGCGGCCGGTGGTTAGCTGGGTTCGTTTTAAAGGGCTTACAGGCTGGAATCCGTATCCTTCCTGTAATGGCATAGGGAGGCTGTCATGTGGATAATAGATATCAGCCATCAACTCATCCCCCTGCCAGGATATTTACTTCGCATCGCGTTACCCACCTTCCCGTCCCCCTTCAGCACTTGCGCTGCAACCTGATTAAGCGCATCTGTTGTCGCCCGCTTCTGCGTTTGTGCCATGGAGATAGCCATCTGATCAGGGGTTACACCAGCAGGTGAATGGAAATGCTGTTCTATCGGTGCGTGAATAGTGGTTTTCCTGCTGTTATCACTATTCACGTTCTGCACCCCGGTCCCAAAACCCGGTTTGCTGAGCGTCGCGTCCAGTCCGTTTTTGCGTAGGTTCTCAAGCGTGGAGTCCAGTCTTGCCGATGTATCAGCAGTCATGACCCGTTCCCCTTTTTCCAGCAACCATGTCCCAGTGGATGGAACGGAGTCAATGCCGTTGTGAGCCATACCTGTTAGTCCACCGCCGGCGGCCATAGCTGCTGAAATTGCCGTCACTGATGCTATCAGGGGAGTAGTTGCGGCCAAAGCAGCCGCCATAGCTGCTGGAGCCATAGCCCATCCAGTAACAGGTATAGCTGCTGCTGATGCGTATGCATTAATACCTGCCATTTGTGACATGGCAGTAGCTTGAGCAACCATAGATGCAGCTGCACTCACTGCCGCAGTTTTCCCGACAAGTAACTGCACAGCCTGATAAACCAGCCATTGCGCCGCCATTTTAGTTAATGCATCAATAACCGCCTGCCCCATCCCGGCCGCCATATTTTTAAATCCATTGCTCAGGCTTTCGGTTCCTTGCAACATCGCGGATAGATTCGAAGAGATCGCAGATTCAGTTGAACTAAAAATTGAAGTGGTCGCCGCTGTCACTGACTCATACAGCGTAGGAACGCTGTTAAGATATGACTGCATTCCGTTTTGGACGCCAAGCTGCCAGTTGCTATTAAGTTGATCAATCTGAGTGTAATAGGCGTGTTGCATGGCACGCCGCTGATCTAACGCTTGCTGCAAAGCTGCCGTCTCCTGGTCGTACAGATTTTGCGAGATCTGCCCTGTAGTTCTCTGATTAGTTAACTCAACCTGTTTCTTTTGGTAATCGCTGGCAATCTTTGCCAACTCTTGCAGGCGTTTCTGCTCCTGCGACAAAACAGTATTACTGTTCAGGCTGTTTTGTAGCCCGGTAGCATCATTTTGCAAACCAGATGAAAGCGTGTTTTTGTACGCTGTGAGCTTATCGGCATCCTTGCGTAAGGCGATTTCTTTTTCTAATGCGGCATTCTTTTCATACTGGTCAGTAATAGTCCGCTGGTTAGCTAACAGAGACTTCTGATCTGCCGTGAGGGTCTTTTTGATCTTGATATCAGCAAGTTGCCGCTCCCATTTAATAAGCGACTGCTGCGCAGTGCCAATCTTCTCCGTCGTGTCATACTGAGATTGCAGGGTGGCATATTGCTGATTGAGTTGGGCGAGTAGTCTGGTGGTGGCGTCCTCGGTGTAAGCCTTTTCTTTTTTGGGCTTATTCTTCTTAGCCGCAGCGTCTTCGGCATCTTTCAGGTTTTTTGCCAATTGCGCCCTTCTGGTAGCGTATGCCGCCCCCCCTTCCCACTGCGTTCCAGCATCTTTGCTACGGTATTCGTTATCAAACGCCTGTAGAGCTTTTTTCGCTCTCGTTACCGCATCAGCGCCAGCATCCGCCTGCACCTGAAGTTGCTTGAGATAGGATTTATTGGCTTGCTGCTCAGAAGCCTTATCCATCTCAGTGATAGCCTGAGTGTAATCCTTAATGGCCTGGGAGCCTTTAAGGCGTGACTGGTAGCTATCTTCATCGCGCTGTGTCCACGTCCCTGCATTTTGCCTCTGAGTTCGTTCCTGCGTTCTCCTTTGATACCAGCGAACATCTGCGTTATCAAAATAATCCCCACCAACGATCTCTTTAACGGTATCCCATGAACCAGAAGCACCCCGCCCAACGGAAGCCCAAAAGTTATCCCACCCGTTAGCCCCTTGATGGAGTTTTTTGGTTAATTCATCCATCTGACCGGATAGTGCTGCAAACGCAATCCTTTGGGCCTCAGCAATATTGCCGCTGGCAGCAGCTTCGTCGGCCTGCTTTCGTTGCGCTGCTGTCAGGAAACCCAATTTATCATCAAGATCGTCAATAGATTGGATTCCACCCGTGGATAATTTCTGGTACATAGCCAAAACGTCGCTAATGTCCTGTCCGCTTGCTTTGGCGTATTCGCTGGATGACTGGATTATTTTTGGGTACATCGCTGTGTTCTGGCTGATCGCCTGGGTCAGCAACCCGACAGCGTCAACGGAATCACTATAGGTGACTCCCAGACCAGAAACACCACGAGCAAGCGCGGTGGTCTGCGTTAAATTCAAGCCGCTGACATTGGTTAGAACATTTGTTGATTTATTTAAAGCTGATGCTTGTTTCTCGGCGCTATATAACGCCGCACCAAGAGCACCGACCGCCGCAACTGCCAGAGTAAAGGGGTTAATCAGACCAGCCACATAGCCGCCAACACCTTTAATCGCCGGCCCAATGCCGCCGAACATATCCTTAAGCTGACCGCCCTGCTGCATGAGCACCATAAACGGAGATTGCCCGGTAGAAAGCCCAACAACTATATCCGTCATCTGAGCGGGGATCATGCGCATTGCAAAAGCGGTTTGTCTGGCTGACATTCCCGTTTTTCCAAGCTGGGCCTGAGTGAGTTCAAGCTCGCCCCGCATTTGCTTTAATTTTCCGGAAAGCGAGTCATATTGCTCTGTTGAGAGCATTCCTTTGGATTTTGCGTTATCCAATAATTTCTGGTTGGTAGCAATCTTACGGAAACCATCAGATATAGGATCAAGTTGCGCAGCCAGTCGCTGTAATGCAGCCTTTTGCTCATCAGCGGCCTTAGCTGCGTCACGTTCTGCTTTAGCAACCCCAGTTAACTCGTTGGTGGCAGCATCAAGGCTTTTCGCTAACGTGCGATACTCCTCAAGATCAATCTGACCACGGTCAAAATATCCTTTAAGTTCGGAGTATTTTTTGCCGATTCTGTCTATGGCAGCACCCACTGGGTCAATCTGATCTCGGAGTTTACGAAATGCCTCTCGCTGCTCCTCAGTGAATTTTGTCGCTCTTCCTGTTGCGGCTGCGCCATCCCTCAGGCGTGAGTTGAGATTTTTAGTTGACCCCTCTAGATCGTCGGCGGCTCTTTCAGCCTCTTCACCTGCGCGTGTCATTTTTACCAAGGCTACTGCCAGGCTATCAGCTTGCTTCTCGGCCCCGGAACTGTCCAGGCGTATCGCTAGCCTTGATTCTTGTTCTGCCATTTACCTTTCTCCGGGTAATAAAAAACCCGCCGATTTAGCGGGTTACGAAATGTTTAAACAATAATAAAAAGCCCACCTGAGTGGGCTCTCGCGTCACAGAGACGTTTTCATGTTCATAGTTGGATTTAGAGGGGATTTGGTATACGCATAATTGACAACCACGCCATCCTTCAAAAGGATATCAAGTGTTGTCATCTCAGCGCTTGATGTTGTTTTCATGGTAAACGCCTGAGCTGAAGCTGACACCGCATTGTGTGTGTAAATCCACTTGGCCTCAGTCGCACTGATTACTGCCTTAGAAAAAGGCTGTCCAAACATACCGATCAACTCAGCCTCTGTTGTTTTACCCTTAACAATCCGGTTCACATTTTCAACAGATATTTGAGACCCACTTTCATATTGGTTTGTATAGGTGCATCCAAGCATTACCAGACAGAGCAAAGGAATCAATATAGCAAACTTATTCATTATAACTCCTATATTAAAAATAACTAATATCAACCCATACACCCTGTGGACGTAAGGAGACAGTTACACCTAGATATTTGGCAATATCATCAAGGATATCTGATATCACCTCAAACTCATCAATCGATTTCCATCTTCCATAATTTTCGAAAATAGAGGCATTCGCAGAATTTAATCTTTCAATGTAGGGAGTAAGCCATGAGAACTCAGACATGTCATCCTCATTACCATCCTTGTAATTAATTCCTTTTGCTGCAGCATCCCCTAAAAAATATGCTGCGAGTTTCAAAGTTATTTCAATCTCGGAATAAACTTCATTTAATGTTCTGTCTACGCTTTGATGAAACTGATAGTCAAATATAGAATCCCTTGCTTTATCATATAGTTTAGAAGCTTGTCTGAAAAAAGACGTTTTAAACATCTTGCTCTGATCTTCACCAATTTGCGCACTCAATCTAGTTGCGCAATATTCCTCCATCACAGATAACCAACACTCCCCTCTCAATTGCTCATGGATGTCTTTATAACGGTAACTCATCATCCGCCCCGGAAAACATTTGTTTAAGGCATTGCTATTTGAGACATGAGCACATTCATGCGAAATGATTCCAATAGCAGTTAGCCACTCCGGCGAATTGACTGGAGATACAACCCCCTCAATGTGAAGAGCATTAAAAACGATATGACATTTGGGCTCACCATCACGCATAACTCGAACAACCATAGCGACACCTACAACATCGCCATCAGATGGAGTTAAAGTATTTGAAGTCTCAATCCCTCTGTCAACTGAGTCTAATGCATATTGGTAATCATAATTTATTGAAATTCCAACTAAGGATGTAAGATCGATATACTTGCAGAGTATTTTAATGAATTGGCTTACAGCATTTCCAACTTCCTTTGCCGTTTCTTCATCTTTGTAACCACCAAGGCTAATGCCAAAATTGACATTTCCGATATCTTCGCTCAAAGCCCTATCCCCATCATTAACATTTGCACACAGGTTAGCACAGGAAAAGAAGGAGACATTGATATGACTACTTCACTTTTGCCTGTCTTTTCTGCTCTTCTTTGCCTGTCTTTTCTGCTCTTCTGCCCATGCATCCCGCCAAGCATCGTCGAGGGCAAGTATCGCAGCATCAAACTCGGTTCGGTCAATCAGTATGGAACGTGAGGCCAGATAGCGCTCGATATCACTCAGGGACAACGGGAGCGGCACGCCAGCCATTCCTGCATACTGCCTGCCGCGAGAAATCATAGCGTAAGCGTTGAGGATCTCCCCAGTTACAGCGTCAATCTCCGGCTCAGGGATTGGCGGGAGGTTTAATTTCTCCCGCCGCCACTTTGCTTTTTCGCCCTGCGCCCCCCCGAACTCCTTAAGCCACTTCTGCGCCTCTAAGGCTTTTTTACGGTTTCCTGAGTCTGTTGCTCTTTACCCTGAGCAATGTTCGCGGCCTCGGCCAGTATCAGCCAGTACAGCTCCGGGTGCTGTTTCAGCATTGCGGTCCCGAGTTCTGGGGTATAGTCGAGAGCAACCTCTGTACCATCTACCAACTGGCCCACACCTTCCCAGCCTTTCAGCAGGAACCGCGCTACGTTATCGATCAGCAGGTCATCAACAGAGTCGATATCGCCCACGCTGGCGAGATTAAATTCTTTGGTTCCTACCTTATAGCCTGCGTCCATCTTATCGATGTGGCGGCGCACCAGCGCGTTACGAGAGCGATATTGTGAATTCTCGCTACTGGCCACCAGCAGGCGAAGTTTGAACAACGATTCTTCTTCCGGTGAAAATTCCTTTTTGCTGTCTTCTGGCTTTTTGTAAGGGTAAAACCAGCGCTCGCCGTCTAAATCAATTTTTGGGGTAACAATCAGCATAAAAACTCCATGAAAAAACCCTCCGAAGAGGGCTAGTGTTAATCATCACCGCCAGTAGTGGCAGGAACGCGGGTAATGGTTGGCGGAGTATTGGCCGCGGTGATATCGAGCTGAACCTGGACAATATCGGTGCTGCCCGCATCGGGCCAGTCACCGGAAATCTGCACTTCCGGGAATTCGAAGATATAGGCACCTTCAGCATTCTCCAGGGTGAAACTAAACGGCACCGTTTCACCGGTGAACGTCTTCTTATAGATTTCCCAGGCTGCTTTTGACCAGGACAAAGTGACCTGACCTGACGGCGTAAACGTGGTCGGAATGTTAGCGCCGGCGAACGCCGAACCGGTTCCGATACAGCGCTGAGTCTGCATGTTGTTATCGAACTGGATGTTGAAGGTATCTACACAGAAACCATTGCCACCAGCAACACCATTCAGGCTAAGGGCTGTAACCTCTTTGAACGAATAGCGTAGCGCCCCGGCATTATCGACCGGCGCAGTAAAAAAGCTGGTATCGTCGCCTTTCGTTTCCCAGTCCAGTCCAGCAAAAGTGACCGTGGCGGTAATATCGCCATCATTCGGGATTTCAACCTGAAGCGTGGATACCTGGCATCCGCGGGCAATCTGCGCAATCCCCACGTCTTCAGCGTAGGAAGCCACGGAGAACGTAATGCGCCCGTTGCCCATCGTCAGCACGTTGTTTACCCATTCCGCACCAAAGCAGCTCGCCAGAAAAGCATCGTGCTGATTCCAGCGAAATTTGGTACCGACATCTCCGCCAACATCAATCGTGCCGCGCGATACGCCCTGGGCCATTCGGTTGCCGGCGATTTCGTCGTTATCGTTGGTATTCTGGGTCGGTGCAAGGCCATATGATGCACGCCTTAACAGATTCCACGCCCCAGTTGTGGGTGTAACACCCGGAGTGGTTTCGCGTATAAACGCGGTTACTACTTTTGCGCCTGAACTCACAGGAGCCTCCTGTTATTGTGCGCTACAGAGCGCGATATGGAATTTGGAGATTAAGCTGCGACCAGCCGTCGGCCTCGCCCGCCGGGACCACCGATACTGCGAAGTAACTCAGTCGTCCGTCATTCTGGAATTCGAAGTGCTGCGTTAGCTGGTCTGCGGTTTGAGTAATCAGAATCGTGCCGGTATAGATCGGAACAAATAGCTGAATGATGATGACGCCGGTTCGATGGACTACCGGCCCGGCCCCGATTTCGTTGGCTCCCGCCTGTCCTGAAATATTGGTGAAGCGTGCCCAGATATCGCGGCCACTCGGATCAAATATCGGCCCGTTGGGATAGTCCACCGCATCAGAAGCAATAGCGGTCTGCGCCGTCATTCGGGAAATGACAGCGTTTCTGATTTCTGTAAGGGTCATTTGTAGGCCTGAACGACACCGTTAAATGAAACTGCATAGACGCCCGCCGGGGCCTGCGTTGAGTGACCATTCTCCAGCGGCACGGAATAAGGCAGGTTCGACTGGATGTAAATCACTGAATAGGCTGGTGCCTGGTTGATGATGTTTTTGCCATTGAGAAAGGTCATCGTTCCACGCGGGTCTGGCTCAGACGGTACTGAGTGATCTGGTTCGCCAATACTGACAAAGTGGGATGCCCGGAACGTACCCGCACGGTATTCTGCCGGGCGCCGGATATCCATGCTGTCGTTAACACGGACTTTCTTCCTGAGTCGCCCGGTTTTGGTCAGATTTGCGGGGTCGGCATAAAGAGATTCGTTCCACTCACCTACCGCTTTGTTGTACTGAACCGCGGTGGCGTTGATAGCCCATAGCTCCGGGTTGCCAACAGGTGAGCGCTGGACGATTTCATTAAGCAGCTGTGTTGCGATGGTTCGCTGGCGCAATCTCACATCATCAGCCACCAGCCCGGCGAATGCCGTCGGGTCGATACTCCATCCCTTCGCCATATCACGCCCTCCGTAGCTGGATGGAGTACGCAGCACCGGCAGAATCAGCAGCGGCAGTGATGACCTCATAACGCTGAAGTACGCCAGTTATCGGATCCGGCGCCGTGACAAAGTGCCCAACCGCTGGCTTATCGGTTACTTCGTTAACCAGGGCGGTTAATTTCAGGTCACCATGCAGGATGTTAACGCCATCGATACGCCGGAGTTTGGAACGGGCCAACACTCCGCGCCCCGAATACGTCACCTGCGTTTCGCTGCCAGTTTCCGTTACCGGGTCCCAATCACCTCGAACGGTGTATGTTCCAGTGAAATCCTTAACAGCATCCTTCAGGTCGGTATCGAAGGCTGCGGCGACTTCGGTTTGCAGCTCGTCACGAATGCCCATATCACCCCCTCACCAGCCGCACCAGGGACTGATTGACACCGTATGGCTTAAGCATGGCCAACGCCAGTTGCAGGTCAGAATCAAACAGCGCTGTGCTGTTGGTGGCAAGCTCGGCAAACGTCTTTGACACAGAGACATCGTCAGCATCGACCGTCTTACTCAGTAACACCCCAGAATCAGTTTTCTGCTGATACAGCCCGCCATTTGCCGCCGACAGCGCCGTATAAGCGCCAGCCTGTTTCATATCGTCAGGAATAATGGTTTCGTGAGTTGCCTTATTGCATGGCAGTTTCAGGTTAAGTCCATTCATCCAGGTATTCGCCATCAGCACAGATTTGGCTTTTTTGCTTTCATCCGTCCAGGTGGCGCCCAAAATGGAATTAACGTCTTCAACAGTTATGAAGGTGAGCATCTATTACTCCGTTTCTTTCCAGCCGAGTGCCTTCCAGTTTTCAACCTCTTCAGGGTGGACATCTGCGGTTATCGGTGCGCCGGGGAATGCAGGATAATCCGTGACCATTACTACCAAGTGCTGCTCCTGCTGAGAATTGTTCGGCTCAGCCAGCTCGGCAGCAAATTTTTCCGCCGCTCGTTGAGCTCGCTGCTCTTTGGTTAATCCAGCCATACGACCTCCATTAAAAAAGGGGCCGAAGCCCCTGTTTATCAGCCCAGCAACAACGCTGAGTGCGCCGACTTAACTGCCGCTACGCCCCATGACAGGCCAACTTCGTAACGCACCTGGCGGTACTGACGGTACAGCGCCACCTGATAAGTAATGCCCGATACCGGGTCGGTAACGTTCATCACATCATCTGCAGTATCGCCACCCTGCGGCATTGCCGGAGTTCGGGATGCCAACAGGAAAGCATTACGATCAAACGCCATGTTTGCGGTGTAGGCACCACCAGCAGTAATAGCGGTATTATCGGCCAGCGCCTGACGTAAGCCCGGAGAAGCCAGAGTAATGGTCGTGGCAGTCGCCGCAGCAACCAGGTAGTTATTGTTATCCCCGTCAAACGTCACGATGTCGCCCGCTGCAAAAGCACCTGTGCCGGTATCAATGGCAATCAGAATATCGCCTTCAGCTTTTGCTCCATTCACCAGGTATCCGGCAGCCGGAGATGCAGCGCGTTTCTTAACATGCGCGGATTCGTGGATGTTGAATCCTTCCAGTCGCCCCACAATACCTTCGCGCAGAAGCGCATCAGTACCGGACTCGTTTACTTTGAACAGAACAGACTGTTTACCGCGGAGGTTTGCGATAGCCGAAGAACCGAGAACCATCTGCAGATCAGTTGTCGGCGAACCGTTGTCAGAGAGAACCTGGCGCGCATTTGCCGCATCCGACAAATCACCTGCAATACCGAAAGGAGCGGTGCCGGCCGTACCAACAGCACGAGAGGATGCGAAATACAGAGCCGCAAGATCTGCATCCATCTCATTAGCCAGCGCGCGAAAAGCCTGCTTAAACTGATCAGCAAGAATGGTGTTGTATGTCCCTGCGGGCCCCAGCGCCAGTTGTTCCTCACCGTTCCATTTGACCGGGGCCATTTTGGATTTGGTGATTTTGACATCAACGGTGCCGATCGTCTGGTCGCCGTCATTTGGCGCAGTAGCCCCCGGGGTAATATCAACAGTGGTTGCCGGTGGCGCAACCGGCGCAGTAACAGTCTGGTCCTTCGCCGCCGCATCAGCTTTAGCATTACGCGATACAGCCGGGATAAAACCGACCTGTTCGCGAGATACGGTATCCAGAGCCGTGAAGATAGTCGGGATCAACCCGGTAAGCGTATTAGCCATGTGTATGGATTCCTTGAAGATTAAAATATAGGGTTGGTTGAGCTATCCAGCTCCGGCACCAGCAGCCATCCGGCGGCTGGCAAAGAATTAATCGACGATGGTGATACCGTCTTTGAGAGTTGATTGCTGATCTGTCGGGCTCAAACTGGTAAAAGCACCGCGTTTCATCGTTTTCTGCCCGAGTGAATGCTGAGACTGGCGAGAGCCGCCTCCCTGGTTGCCGCTGGCCTTCAGAATGTGGTCTTTCTGTGGGTACTGCTCCACCAGGAACTCCAGCGCCTCATCAAATGCCGCCAGTTCGCCCGGCTTCGAGCGGGAATAAATTTTGTTGCCGGAGCCGTCATAGGCAACGACTTTCCCGTCCTCAACTTTGAAGGACTGACCGAACCGCGCCTGAAGCATATCTGCCGGGATTGCCACTTTATCTGCGATGAATTTCGAGCCAGAGAACCGGCCGCCGATCATTTCCTGATAAAGCTGGCCTTCAAGGGTCGTCGCACGCTGAGTAGCTTCATCAAGCTGGGCCTGGAATGATTTGGTGATATCCGCTTTAACCTGATCAACGGCGCCAGCGTCGATCAGTTTTTTCTGGTCGATTTTAGTCATCATCTCCAGCGCTTCGAGCGCCTTTGCCGGATCGCCGATTTTGGCAAACTTAGCCAGACCGGCTTCAGCGGCTTCTTTGGCTTCACGATGAGATTTTGCCTCGCCATTCAGAGAGGAGATTTTCCCAACGGCCTGCACAGCATCAAAACCAACTTCCTGGCCGTCATCGTGGACGTAGACGGGTAAACCGCTGGAATCGACTTCTGCATAGCTTTTGCCGTTAACTTCGACTGTTTTCAGTTTCATGTGGTTACCTTTTCGGTGGTCATCCGACCGTTGCACCGCTCACCATCCGGATCACGGCAATAAAAAAGGCCGCCCGGAGGCAGCCTGATTGAAGACTTAAAAAGTTTTAAAGTCTGGCGTTGCTGAACGCCTGAGCATCCAGGTTACGCAGTTGCTCCAGAGTCAGCCATTCGCCCTTGTCGTTGTAGAAGTCATCGGGCGACATGCCGCCGTCACGAATCAGCCGGGACCGGGTTACGCCAACGATCTGGGACTGTCGCGTGAACGACTGGCGCGAGAACCAGCCCTGATAATCGGTATCCAAAGGCACCTGCCCGTCCATGCTGGCGCGCGAGCTATCTGATATTTGCCCTACAGCAATACCCAGCTCATCAGACGATTTCAGGATGTAGGTTTCGACGCTGCGACAACAGAAATGGATTTTCCCGGGTCCCTGCAGATACGGCACCTTATGGCCGATCGGCTTGTTATCCAGTGTGTACTTGAGGCGGTCACGAATCCGACAGTCTTTAGATGTCCGGTTATCCAAAGTGGATAACCACTGTTTACCCTTCAAAATGTCATCGTTCGCATCTGCGAAGCTTTTCCTGGCCGTCGAAGCAAGATGGCCCACAGCCGTTTTTGCAATACTGCCGGCATTGGTGCGGCTCATCTGCAGCGTGCCATCCTGATAACCACGGTTAGCATGACCACGGACCTTTCTGGCGATTTGCTCATGCGTATCGCCAAGGAGAAAACCCTGCCGCACTGTATTGGATATTCTTGCCATCCTGTCAGCTTCAAGGTTATCTGCCCACTCCGAAAGCAGGCGCCCCTGAAACGGCTGTGCCATCGCTGCTGAGTAAACGGCATCCGGTGAAATGCCCACCAGTGGATGAAGCGAAAGAACATCATCGGGGATCGCAAACTGAAACAGGCTCAGCTGAAAGCCTGCTTCGTGCTGAGCGAGCAGCTGCAATTCTTCAGATAGTCCCGCGTACATTGACTGCACAGCCTCGCGATTGAGAGCCCTGACACTAACGAGCAGCGCTTCCAGTCGCGACACGGTAAAGCTGTCAGCATCCAGGCTATCCATCGCCACCAGCAATCTTGCGGTCAGCTCAGCGTCACTGTCATTCAGGATTTTTATCATCCTGTTTGCAACTCTGGTGCTGTACCGCGCTATCCATATCGCATGCGCTATCGATTCATCCTGAAGCTTGTCATTCGCCGTTGCCATTTGCACCACCCGGGTTACTCAGTCCGCCGGCCAGCGTGACCTGCTGATTTCGCAGCTCGTCGATTACCTCTTCGGGCTTCGCATCCGGATCGATAAATTTGAGGGCCTGCAAAACGCGAACAGCATCGACCTGACGTATATCACCACCCTGACGTAGCGACTGAACAGCTGTTGCAGCTGCGGCATCAAACGTCTGGGCTGAAACATCCAGTTCGGTACGTACATCGACATTGCCACCCTCTTTCTCACCCAGCCATTCCGCCATAATCTGCAGGATATTATCGAGCGCATCCTCAAGTGAACTTGCCATGGTGTAGAGAGGTGAATTCTCCTGCATCCGCTCTTCGTGAGTCTGGTCTAAGGATTTAGTCGATGTGTTTTCCGCGCGCAGCAGTTTTGCGCCGGCCTGACGCATCTGGTTTTCCAGATCCTCAAGGGAAATCTTACCGGCTTCAATCGCAGCCCCGGTATGCTCGACATATTCCAGTCCCTGCCGCTGGCGGTCATCGAAACGAGTCGCAGAAGAAGCACCTATCGTCAACGTTTCGCCATCAGCCAGACCGTAAGCCACCAGCAACGGCACACGAGCGACATGAAGGATGTTGTCCTGTTCACTCTGACTCTGCCAGTGCTTGATATTCAGTAAGGCGAGATTAAGCAGTGGCGGTGAGCCGCGCATAAAGCCTGTGCGTTTCGTGTAAAGCGTCACCAGGGGAATATCATCGCGACTGGTTTCCCACTCGTCGTGAATCTGCCACTGGCTTTCGCCGTTATCACCTTTATTTCGGCGATAAATTTCAACCTTGCCCGGCATGATATGGCGTATTTGCTCAACTTTCGTTTGCCCATAATCATCGCCATCAATAATGATGACCTCTCTGATACGCAGATCGGTCAGCACCACTTTCCCTTTAACCACTTTCGATTTCCAGCCGATGACCTGGCGAGGATTAAGCATCGTGGCATACGGGCGGGATCCCGCGGCTTTTTCGTCGGCTTTAGTTTTTACTGTCTCCGGGTCAATTTTCGGGAAATCCACCAGCGCATGTACCAGACCATACTGGAATCCAATGCTGAAAAATTGCTGTGCCCAAACATCGAGCCGGTTTCCTTCCATATCAATATCAGGCGACAGCTCCCGTATTTGTTCAGGAGAGTCCTCACTCAATACCGTCGGCTCAGCAAACACTCGCCCGATGTTTTGTTTAATGGCCTCTTCATAGGCAGGAAGTAACGTTGCCGAAGCTAAACGCTCCTTATAACTTTCAGGATCTTCGTTCGGCCATTTCGGGAGATACTTCTTGCCCTGCCGGCGCATTTCCAGCGTGCCGCCCATCAGCGCATCATTAATATCCCATGCCTCAACCATGTCGTTATAGTCGAGGTTGGGCGTTGAAATATCAGGCATGGTTTTACATCCGCAGTTGGGTGACTTTTCCAGTCGGTTTGATGATCGGGAATTGCTTCACAATGAAATACCCACCGGCATCGTTGGGGTGATCGTTATCCGCCGTTTTATCCGGCTCACCGTTTTCGCCCCAAACCTGTTGCTCAAGCGATTCTGTGTACACCGGGCACCGCTTTACATTCACTTTGTAGCGACGTTCACCGTTACCATTGCAGAACATGGCATTCATCGCGTTGATGCGGTCTTTCACTGGCGGGTTTGATGCATTAACAACCACATTGAAGCCGGCCTGCTTAAGCTGAGCGATATCCGTGGCGCTGGCATTGCTGGATTTGCGGGAATCGCCGGAAGCGTCCGGGTAAATATAGATTTCCCGCACCTTGCGATAATCGTTGCCGTCGTACAGCCAGAACCGTTCTTTGATGATGCGAATAATGTCCGGTGTGTCGTAAGCCTTAATGATTTCCGTAACTGCACAGGGAAGCCCAAGGCGCAGCACATGAACAATTCCGGCCATTTTCCCGACGTTAAAGTCCATACCGATGTACAGAGGTTCGCCGGGCTGCTCTTCCTCCTGGCAATTGTTCAGCTGACGGTCAAACTGATGGTAAATAGTCCCGCTGGTCAGGTTGGTAAACTGGCCGCGCAGATAAGCCTTAATCAGCTCCGGCGGATAAGACTCCATCAGGGATGGAATGTAGTCTGCCGGCAGGTTCTTTTCGTTGTCGAAGGTTGAGGCCTGAACCAGCCCGTATAGCGTTGAGAGCGAAGGTTTATCGCGTACAGCCTTTGCGAACTGTTGATAAACAAACTTAAACCCTTCTGGCGTCGTGGTGACGTCTATTCCATTACGCAAACCGGGCACGTTGTAACGCATACGCGCAATGATTTTCCGCCAGGCTAACTGCGCCTTTTTGGCGGGCATCACGTCGAGCTCATCTATCAGGGCATTACCAATTTTGAAACCAACGATGGTATGTGGCTTTTCCATCGAGCGGCATATCGTCGTACCGCGGAACTGCTTCCCGGCGTAGAAATGGACCTCTTTGTTTCCCTCATTGATTTTGACATTCAGCCCCCAGTCATAGGCCACCTCTTCAACCGTGGGATAAAAGATGTCGCGGATCTGCGGATACGTTGGTGCAAAGTAGCCCTGGTTGATTTTAGGGTGTTCCCACATCCCCTTGCAGATACCGCCGCAACCAACCCATGTCTTACCGCTGTTATGATGAATCGCCCCGTCAGCAGTAACGTAGCAGTTATTGTCGAGCACCTGGAGGTCAAAATATGGCTCAGCTTTCGACAGCCGTGATACACTCAATATGTTGCAGGTTTCGATTAAGGAGTTTAATTTTGACGCCTCTAGACCATGTAATTTGCGATTTGGCACATCCAGACCGCACTGTTTCAGAAGTGGCTGCGTTAGCTGGTTGTGACCGCAGCCATGTTTACCGCTGTATATCTCGGTACGGACTAACCCTGAAACAGCGTCAGAAGCCAGCCCCGCGGGAAAGCGCGAAAGACAAAATTCTTGCTCTTGCTGATGGCTGCAGAACGTCAGCAGAGATCGCAGAGAAGGTTGGTTGCACGGAAAAGCACGTTCAAAACGTTCTCCGGGTTCACAATGCTGAGCGCCTACCTCAAGGTGCCCGAAGCGGGGAGCAAAATCACGGCTTTCGCGGCGGCCGTATTGTTGATCTGGATGGGTATGCCATTGTTCAAGCGCCAGCGAAGCATCCACATGCGCGCCGTACCGGTCTGATATCAGAGCATCGTATGATTGCTGAGAAGAAACTCGGGCGTTATCTGCTGCCGACAGAAGTAGTTGACCATATCGACGGGCTTCATCTGCATAACGCCCCAAGCAATCTGCGAGTTTTTGATTCAAACGCTGATCACCTGCGTGCAACGATCTCGGGACAGAGGCCAAACTGGTCAGCAGAAGGCTTTGCGAAGATGCAAATACCTTCACCGATTCGTCCAAACTATCCACAGATCGATAGCTACCGTCAGCGCAGAGAATGCGGTGATGTCCGCTTGCTACAAATTCTCCTCGCTGCGTCACAATTCGGTATAGATTCGCCACACCTTTTGGGTACGCACCACCACTTAGCGAAAGCTCAAATCGATTATTCTCAGCCGACCATGATAAAACTCGCATTGGCCGAGTTATTTCCTGAATGGGCATAATCCCAAATTCTGTAACTATAGGAGTACTTCCCCGCAAGCATCCAAACCCGGCCACGTAAGCCTTAAACTTGTGCTGCATCGCAAGGAATTTGGCCTGAGGGATGTTAAGCGTCGGTGCTATCGCCATCCTCTTCCCTCACTCGTGCGTCGACTACGTTGATATTGATTGCAACTGGCGTTGGTTCGTCATCCTCCGGGTCAGCAGCCAGCTCTTTGCGTAATTTTTCGACCTCCAGCTGCCGGCGCTCAATTTCAATCTGCTGCAGACGCTGGGCGAATTCACTATCAGCCAGGCCGAGACGCTTCATCACCGCCTCGTACATTCGTTCTCGGCTGATGGCGGTTATCTCTACGCCATTTTTACCGAGCTTCACGCCGGAATAGGCAAGCGCAGCATCAGATGGCAACTTCGTGGTATCGGCAAAGAAGGGTTGCCCGATACCGTCACCATTACACCGGGGGCAATGAGGGTTGGGCTCGCGCTTGTGGTTGTAGCCGTAGCCGCCATCATCCAAAGGCTCACGACGTTTACGCTCAAGCGCTTCGAGTCGCTTTTCTTCGTACTCCACGGCATCTCGCCATTGGTACTGGTGACCAAAGCCCCAGCAGTAACGGCAGCTCCCGCGACGATACTGTGATAGCTGGTTTGCATCGAAGGTGGCCAGGCGCCACATCTGCTCAAGCACCTCATCAGCGCTGCCAAGCGTGCGCACAATGGATGCTTTCTGCTGCTGCGCAATGGCCTGCGCAACGTTAGGATTCGTCAGGAGCTGACGGCCATAGTTCGGGTCGCTGTAGCCTGCTCGCTCAGCGGCGGCCGTAGCGTTCTGGTCCTTGAGGTATTCGGCAATGAAGCGCTTTACCTTTGGACTCAGTTTGCTGTCCACCAGCTCTTCTGCGCACATTTCCTTTTGCGCAGTGCGCAATTTCTTCTGCGCAGTTTTTTGCGCAGTTTGCGCAGTGGGTTTCTTTATGTATCGGCGTGCTGTAGCGTAATTCAGTCCCTGCGCTTCACACCAATCCTTCGGTGATACGCCGGTTGCGGCATGTTCGGACAGGAACCGTTGCTGAAGCTCGCCCCAGTCCGGTTTTGCCATAGATTACTCCGTATTCTTTCGCACTGGTTCCGCCTTCAATATCTGGCTGATGCCATATTTAGTGATGAGTGCGGCTGTCTTTTCGTAATCAGGTTCGCGCTGGAACATCAGGCAGAATAAAGTCAGTGTCTTGAGGTAGAACGGCAGCCACCAGCGGCTTTTTACCTCTACTGAAATTGTGTATACCGGCATAGGCTCCCCTCTATTCGATATCCAATAAAAAAACCACCAGCAAATGCCAGTGGCTTAGGGGTGAAGTGATGGTCGGTGCTGCCACGGCGTACGCTAAAACGTCCGGCGGGGATTCACTGAAGTGAATCTAGTTTCCGACTTGCCCGTTTTTCACGGGACGCTTCTAGGGCGCGCAGGTCAGCATCCTGCATTCATCACAATTCGACATTATCACAGGCACTCAGTGAATGCCTGTGATAATGCCTTAGCTCGCTTGCTCTGCGATGGTATCAAACAGAGCCAACGCTTCCGTCGACTCCTGAACCGCTTTAATGGTCCGCGCCACCGCTTCTGATTCAGTTGTTACGCGACTGTATTGCTGGATAAATAGCTGATACTTGAGCGGTCTGTCCTGAACAAACTCTACAGCGACTTTTGCGGCGGCAGTGTCATAGTTCAGGATTGAAAGCAGGTTCAGGCGAATCTGCTGGGCGTCGGTAATTTCTGCCATACAAAACCTCTTTAAATAACATTTTCAATAAATGAGGTTAAACCAAGAATTTTCTGAATAATTACCGCTTACGCTTTTCGGGATTCTGCTGGTTTCTATACTCAAACCGACTTTGCTTCTCACGGAGCGAGGTCACTACCCGAAAGGCTCACGGATGAGCCAATCCTCTTAATCAGCTATAGATGTTACCTTGCAAAATTTGCTTACAGACCTGAGTAATGTCGGTATTATCAAGCTCATTAGCTGTTAGTTCAGCGCCCCGTCGCATTCTTGGATTTCCCTCTTCGGGGTTTTTTATCAGGTTCAAACCGATATTTCGGTTTAGCATTATCGAAGCTCTTCATTGAAGAGCTTCTGTAATACCTACTGCAGGGTCGTGTGTTCGTGACGGGGAATCGTCTTGCCGTTGGCGTTTATCGCATACGCCACTTCACCCTACTCCTGGTAACAGAAAAGGCCGCCGCGGCGACCTTTTTAACGTTTATATCAGCTTGATTTTTACTTCGTATCCATCAAGCCCATTCATTGTCTCAACTGGAATAAACTCGATTTCAGAAACCTCTTTACCAGTTTTTTTCCTGATTTCAGCGATCTTTTTCTTAATGAGCGCAGAAATCTCATCTTCGACTTTACGTTCAAATTCTTCATTTTTCATTCAAACACTCCTTAAGTGATCCCAACCTATTATAAATAATAGGTTATCTTCCCCGAGGATGCTTAGGGATCATCATGCCAGCCAGATATGTTACCTCCCTGCACATGCACAGAGAAGACCTGCGCCGGGCTTGGCAGGTCAATAAATGAGCAATCCATTAATTACGGGAGTATACTAAGTACCCACACATCCACCAGGTAATATTTATGACTATCTTTGATGATCTTAAGATGTACATGGATAAACAGGTGAAGGTGACTTGCCCCCACTGCTCTCACATCATGGAGCAAAGTTCCAGCAAAATACGTAAAAACATCACGTGTATTTGCCCTAAATGTGGATACTTTTTCCTTCCGGAGGAAGGGTGAAAGACATTAAAAAATTTCCTTCTTTGCTTTTTAAGCCATATCGCTTAGGACTTTCAGCTGCAAATGAAGAATCCTATCAAATGACAGATATCGAGCTTAAGGACTATCTGTTCACACTTACATGCATCATTATTTCAGGAATGGCGCTCAGCAGTAATTATCTTCCTGTAAGTCAAACGAACCAGTTCAGATTGCTCTATCAGCTCCTGGACGAAGAATATAGAAAAAAGATATAAATCATTTTTCTCAACTTAAAAAAGTAAGGTCAACTATGTCATACAATGTGTTTTCTGGCGGCAGAACGAAAGAGTCTGTTGCTTATGATCTGGCTTTAGCGCTAGCAGCTAAAGAACCTTCATCCTCAACACCAGGGGCACTAATAGAACGTATTGCAGATCTGCTGCCTGAATGTCGCTCAGTCGCAGAAAGCAAGTTCAATGCCGAGGTGCTAAGCCCCTTCACTTTAACAATTAGTTGCTAATGCTATTAGTTGTAAATGTTTGTTCAGCCTGTATTTTCAGGTTATACAGCTATTATCACTATTCGGTAATTGCAGTGTAATAGGCCTGCCAACGGTATTTATCTAACCTGAGCCGGCGAAGACATTGGGCGGTTTCTATATCTGCCTGCTCTTGCCCTGCTGATGCTGTTGCCATCCTTCATTACGGTGCATCTCGCAGTAGCCTGAGCGGTCGGTGGTTGTACCTGCGCATCCACGCTTACGGCAGGCACGGGGAATTAGTGCAGGCATGATTAAGTCCTTATGAGATTTGCATTATCACAGGCACTCATTAAATAGCTGCTGTAATGCCTTAGCCGAACTGTTCAGCAGTGGTATCAAAGAGCGGCAGCGCTTCAGTTGCTTCCTGCACTGCTTTCATCGTCTTTGCAACTACCTCAGTCTCTGATGTGACACGGCTGTATTGCTGGATGAATAACTGGTATTTAAGCGGACTGTCCTGAACAAATTCTACGGCGATTTTTGCTGCTGCTGTGTCGTAGTTCAGGGTTGAAAGCAGGTTGAGACGAATCTGCTGAGCGTCGGTGATTTCTACCATGTCTTACCTCTGTGCGATGTGGGGAGCATTATCGAAGCAACTATCCAAAGTGTCTTCTGTAATACCATGAAAAAAGCCACCCGGAGGTGGCCTTTGTGATGGCTATGAAAAAGGCCGCAAAAGATATGCGGCCTTTTGTCATGCACAGTTATCGATTAAATAAACTCTCAGGAGCCATCCGGGAGAGCATCACTTAAACGAGTAATTGACCCCCGACAGACTGGTGTTGGGACGGAGGTGCAATGAGAGTAGTGTGTTTCATTTTTTTTCATACCAGCAACCACACAATAATGGCAGTTCTTCTTGTTAATCGATAACTGCTATTCAATTAGTCTGGCCAGACGGATGATTATCCTGCCAGGGGTCATCACACTCACACGATGAAAATCTTTAAAATAAAACATTAGCCGGTTCACTCGCCTTCGAACAGGTGCAATGGCCTTGCACTGACGAAATTAGATTTAATCGTTCGTTGCCATCTTCCGTACAAACAAAATAGTCACAAAAAAATAAAGGTTAAAAAGTGAGCTATTTACTGTCCTGTGGTGTATGGTTAGCAATCACTCACGAGGATAAAACCATGTCTATGCTCAAAGACAAGATACGTACACTCAGGCCTGTAAAAAGCACCTGTCCTCACTGCTCTCGCCAGTCCACATATAGCCTGTCAAGGATTAAAAACGATATAACATTGATCTGCCCATACTGCGGAAATATTTTCCTCCCCTCAGAAAGTAAACCTATCAAGTAACTGATCGACTACTTTTCTGAAGCTTAAGTACACTCTTAGGCTTCAGAAATCGAAACGGCTCAGCAATCAGCATCAGGACGCGCTAAAGCTCGGCAAGCCCACATACAGGCTTCCTGCATTTTGGTGCGAGCAATATCAAGGCAACGTAACGCCTCATTACGCTCGGACTCTTCTTTAGTGAATATCCCTACCACTCCATCCATAGTGGAGTTGTGCTCTGTATCCAGCAGATTGCAAAAGTGACGACTCACATCTTTCAGGCGATTCATCCGCTCAATGTCGCCCGTGGTTAATGTGCGGTAGCACTTTACGGTACTGCCGACCTGCGGTTTAGCTTCGCTCATTTCGTAGCCTTTTCGGTTGGTTGCGGGCAGTTAGCCTGCACTGATTTGTTGTACGCCAGAATGTCGCGCTTGGTCTGCTTATCTAGCACGTCGATATCGTGGTCAGTCAGGTAGATGATCCGCACCCAGCTGCAGGCGGTATCAACCACTACCGGGGCGGGTAAACTTTTCGCGCAGCTCGCGATCAACATCGTCATCAGGCATATGGCTAACAGTCTGCTGTACATTGCTGGCCTCTCTGGTGGCTTCCTCTTTCCGTTCTGCCGCGGCGACGGTAGCAGCAGCGTTCTCTTCGGTTCGCTGCTGACTGACTTTCGCTTCTGCTTTACTTGTGCCGCGAGCATGGCCAATGCCGAACGCTCCAGCGATGGCGCCAAGAATGACAACCACCAGCCCCGTGATAGCTTCTATTCCCATGATCATCCCACCAGTACCGATTTTGCTTTCAGGAATCGGGCGCGTCGGTCATCAATTCCGTTTTGACCTCCGTTGATAATCTGGGACACGCGCACTAAATCACCGGGGTATTTCAAACACCCGTTTGAGGTATAAAACCAGGCTGCGCTGCGGGCCGCATTAATATCTTTCTCCAACAATTCAGGATTGCTGACTAAATCCAGTTTCAGTGCATTACCGCACTTTATGTAATTATCGAGGAAGGTGATCCCGATAATTCCACGTCCACGGTATTTCCAGCCATCGCCCGCAGCCTTATTGCCAAAGCGATTGCAATAGACCAGATTTGCGATCGCTCGTTGACGTTCGATCGGTAAAACCTTTTCGTAAGTTTTACGCCCCAGGGTGTTCGCCTGGTCCTGCGTGATGCGCTTTGCCTTCACAAAACCAGCCAGGCCGGCAACGCTATAGTTAAAACTTTCGACCATCTGGGTAAATGACGTGCTTTCGTGTCCACACTGCGCTATGAACATCGCCCGATCGAGTGGACTAGTGATGCTGAATTCGTTCATTGCAGTATCAAGGTGCGGAAACCAGCGCGCAGCTAACCCGGCGCTAATTCCAGCCGCCCTTTGAAATTGTGATTGGTTCATCAGTGCCTCAGTGCATCAGTGCATCAACCAGTCGCGCCACATTCCCCCTGAACCAGAGAACCGCGCCGCAGATAAGAATGTTAGCCAGCACTACCAGCCAGTGGGAAGAATCGTACAGGCCAAACAAGAAACGGAATGGGATGCTGGCATAAACCAGCACCATGAGATAAGCCAGAACGGATATGCCCGGACGGTGTCTCGCACTACCTCGTTGGTAGAACATCAATGCCAGCACAATGACGGCGCAAATGACTGCATTGGCCAGCGCTGAAGGATCATTTACCACTTGAACCTCCTCCCCGGAACCGGGTCAGCATATTGAACAAGCTATTTAGATCCTGGCTGTTGAGAAACGTCAGAACTTTGATGATAAGCGCTGATATTAATACGGCTCCCAACGCATCAAGCGGACGGTCGCTGTAACCAGTCCAGCTTGAAAGCTTGGAACCCACCAGACCAGCGCCCAGAACACCAACAATAAATGACGTCATAAAGTATGCCACCAGCTTACCGCGCGATATGTTAGCTGCCGTGGCCACGTAAAAAACCGCCCCGGCGAATGCACCAAATACCACGCCGTAATCTATTCCGGTAGCCAGACCGAACATGCTGGCCCCCATCAGGCCGCCGGCCGCAACTGAAGTACCAGAGACAGGATCGGACATTTAGCCCCCTCTATTGCTGTGAGTCCTCTCATGAACGAGGGGAATAAAAAAAGCCCGCTATGAGAGCGGGCTGAAAAAGTTGGCTTTCGAGGAGTAACGATAAAGAAAGGTTCCTGATAGTCCGAGCTACCGATTTACCAGAAAAGCATTTCCTTTTATGTCGTTACTGTAATTAACCATAGTCTGCCAAAGAGAATGAGTAAACCCAACAAGATGTTCGGTTTACTTACTTGCGATTAGATGTGGTGCCGGGTGCCTCCCGGTGAGCATGCCCCAACAGACATCACTCGCGTGGTATTCACAGGGCTTTCGCTCTATTAGTTGGACGCCCCTCCGCATAGGGGGATTCACCACAACAATACATTAGCCAGGCAACATTCACATAGTCAATACCCTGCAACAATGGGTACACACGCTTGATGAAACTTTTCAGCCATTCAGAACACGATTAATTAATGCATATGAAATCATTACGGCATTAATGATAAATACTCATACAAAACAATAAATTTAAAAGGAATTATCCGTTAGGATTTTTCCTACGCTAATTGCAAACTACGTTTTATAAAAACAAGAATGTCCATACTCTTTCCAGAGGTTAACTCACATGACAGCCATACTGATGATAGCGATAGCTGTAGTTCTTCTTTTAGTTGCTGTGGGATTTCTGATTTCTTACATCAAAGAAAGGCGTAGATATAAAAACACTTTCAAAAAAAGGTATTAATAATTATCCACTTTTTCAGAAGCAGGGGTAGTGATACCTGGGGATTGCCCCTGTGTTCTTACTGCAACCTTTCGACACAAAGTCCTGCCTTACAGTATCAATGCTCTCACCAGTTGTGTTCCGCTTACTGATAAGAAGTGCTTTACCTGCTTAGCAGGATCAGAAATCTGTTCAGGACTCTCGCGTATGAGCTTCAACGTGTAGTGCGGCACGCATTCACTCAAGAGCCCTGACCGGATTGCACAACCACACTCTCGCAGTGGTCCGCGCTCATGCCCTTGAGTCCCTGCCGCATCATCGCCGCTTATAACCGGTTCGCGTCTGGCACTCGCGCTGCTTTACCGGAGCTTCTTTTGATATAAGAACCTTGACCCGTCGCTACACAGGCTCGCTCAATGGCGACTCAGGGGAACATCACGACTGCTCCATTGCCTTTCGGCTGCGGACTTACCGTTTATTTATGCATTTTTTCACCCTCCAGAAACGACAAAGCCCCGACGTTTCCGCCAGGGCTCTTTTTATTCTTCATGCCGCCACTTAAAGTTAAGGCAGCATATCAAAGTAGACTCAAATATGACGCATTTAATCCAGTTTTGCAAGACTTGAGTCTAAATTTGTCGCCTTTTGTTGTGAACGTGATCGCGTAACCTGCAAAAGAGAATCGCTATCAAGGCGCAGCAAGGTCCTTTTCATCTCCTCCCACCGCTCCGTAAACGTTTCTGACCAGTTCTTAGGGGTCACGCCGACCAGGGAAGCAAGCTTTTGGTATTCATAAGTCTCCCGGCCTGCCAGCTCGGCTTTGACGTCCTGCGCCGCCAGCCAGATAAGCTGACGCAGTCGCTCTACCGTTTTCTTAGCAATGCGCACTCCGACCAGTTGCTGACTAAATTGCTCCCATGCCCACCGGATGATTGTCTCCTGATATTCCCACCTGGTGTTTTCACTGTAGTTCCAAAGAAGCCAGGCTTTTTGATGCTCATCCAGTGACAGTAGCGCACGGCGCCATGATGCGGTTGCGTACTCCACCGGCTGCACCAAAGGGATATGTGAGCCTTTGGCGTGTGATTGCTTTCCAGGGATCGGAGGGTTGTTCAGCGTCATCCACTTTTCCGTTTCCTCATCCCATACGCGCTGTTTTTTGCGTGGGAATGTGTTCGTATCGAACTGAGCATTCTCCAGCCAGGCCATGAGCTGACCTTTTGTCGCTCCGCTCAGATCGGCAGTGGCCACTATCAGTTGCTGGCGAATGTAAGATAAGTTTTTCATTAATCTCCCCCTGCTTTCTGATTGCGGATTTGGTTTCTGAGGATGCGATATGCCACCGGGAACGAGCCGCGATAGCGGACGATGTTCAACCGTAACCAGCGCTGGCGAATACATTCAGTTGTCTTCATGTTCATGCTTTTACCAGCCCTTCTTTTTTCCATACGGCCAGCGTTCTGAGCACACCTTCTGCATGCATCAGGCGCAGTTCGTCATAGGTGTAATCGGTTGTTTTCTTCCGTCCGTCGATCAAGTCGTGGCAACAGTTGCAGGCGATAGCCGCCTGAGTATCGTCAGGCTTGTATCCTGTGCCGCACGTACCCGCCAGCCGGTAATGCGCCAGTACGCTGGTTTCCGGGTTGCCGTTGCAGTAACCGGGGATCCTGACTGTACATTCGCGGCCGCGCGCCTCTTTACGTAGATTCGCCATACTCACCCCCACATCCGATTTCGGGTGCGAGAAGCCGGACGCGGAGGATTTTTGTCCTCCACCAGCTGCGCACTGACGGTCCATGTGATTAAATCCTGATTCAGGCTGCGCTCGACCCTTACGCCCCGCTGGCGATATTTCGCCATAAGCTCATCAGCTTGCTGAGTTGTGCAGTCATGATGGTGAAACCATGAATATTTCATCGGCATCACCCCGCGAAGCTTAAAAGCTGGTTTGCGGCGTTCTCGACTTCCAGCTGGCTGTTGAATGAACGGGAGAGGATCCACCGCCAGAGAACATCAAGCGATGCTTTGTACAATTCCTGAAATTCGCATTCGTCCATGCTGGCGAAAGAAATGCTGCGAGGGTGTTTTTTCAGCGTGCCGTCCGGCAGCTGTATGGCGTCATAGTGGCCAGCTTCGACAATGACCCACGCCCGGTAGGCATCGAAAGATTTGCAGAGGCTGATACTGCCGGCGCGCTTCTCGGCTATACGGTCGAGGTATTGCTCGGCGGCATCAAGCAATGCCGATTCACTCCCGCCATATGCCGCCAGGTATTTGGCGTAACCTGTTATAAGCCTGCGCTCGTTAGACGAGATCGCTCCGCCGGAAGGCTCCCAGTATTCAAAGCCGAGATTGAGTAAAGCGAAATAGCGGCGATGAAACGCCGGGTTGCGGACAAGCTTATAGTCAGCTTCCAGAACGGCGCCGAGCTTGCATTTTGATTGCAGGAAATCGCTGGTCTCCTGCGTTGCAGGGATCAGAATTCCTTGAGACTGTTTTATCAGGTGTAATTGTTGCGCCATGGGTTTCACTCCGTGGCGCTGTGATGCTCCGTTGCCGTTGTTCAGGCGGCAGCTAAATTATTGCAGCTTACTCTCGGTTTCGTCAATGCAACCAGCATCTTTAGACAGTTCTTTAAATTCTTCAATTGTCAGCAAAAACTGGTTTTTCCTTACCTTTTCGAGCCCGGTAATTTTTCCTTCCTCACTCGAAATTAAAAACTTCCCGCCTTGCCTGATTATGTCTACCACTTCGGCGATATCGAGCTCCACTTCATCCCCCTGAGCGACATACAGACGCAAAAATATAGTCCGGCGACAGCATCAAAGGGACACGCTTATTGCGATACTTTGGGAAATGCCAGTCACCAAAAAGGTCTATCAATAAAACCAGTCGTCGGCGCTTTCCCAGGTCTCCTGTAAAATTTCTGCAATGGTTTCTTTGTCACCATCTATGCCACCGAAAACACTGAGCCCATCAGCGCCTGCGCGACGAATAGATAATTTACAGTCATCATATTTTTGATTTAGTCGCCGTAGGAATTCGGCCTCTAACGCTGGTTCAGCACCGTTAGGTAGTTTTTTAGCTTTCTCGATGGTTACTTCGATTCTCATAGTATCACCCCATTCGATATACTGTATAAATAAACAGTACACCTAACTTACTGAATGTTCAATATCTTAAGAGCACAAACTGTTAATTTTTGTCAGTAATGTCACAAGAAAAACTGCCACATGATATTGAATTAAAAGATTATTTTTTCCTAAGCCTGACCGCCTTGAAGTAACGCGGAAAAGATACCCGCAACAACTGGACGTTTTGCTCTCGGAAAAACCGCACTCATTCCACTTTCCTTACCTTCAGTTTACTGATGTCATTACGATGTTTTAGCTTCGTTTTCCTCATTTTATGCCAATCCCAGTGCGGGGAAGACTATTCGCATGCCACTGCTCTGCCTAACTGCCGCATCGTAGTAAGGTAACTATCGTCTTGAGTCTAAACCATTAAGGCGCGTCATATCACCGCAGGTAGCACCCAGTGAAGGTTACGTATCCTAAAAAAAACATAAGGGTAGTTTTTTTGTTTTGAAGATAGCAAAATAGGTATCAAGTCCGTTTGTGGCAAGAAAAACAAGATATATCTACACATGATAAGGAGAGAGAAATGATAAAAGAAATAGAAATATCAAACTTTAAGAGCATAAAAAACATAAAGTTAGAAAAGTTGAAGAGAGTTAACTTTATTGCTGGGAAAAACGGAAGGGGGAAAACCTCAATTCTTGATGCAATATTTATAACAAATGATTTAACATCTCCTGATTGCCTTGTTAAACCTGTAGTATTTAGAGGTGGCACACCAAACCTTACAGCAGGTGAGTTATGGTATTCATACTTTAGAAACCTTAACAAAGAGAATAAAATTAAGATAGCAATTAACGACTATAATGGGGCTAAAGAGGAAACAATAATATCTATAGAAAGAAAAACTAAAGGCTTTCAAAATATAGGTCTCGTAACTAGTGATAGTATAGACAAAAACAACGTATCACCGACTTCCTTCCAAGGAGGTGAATCTCTAAAAATTAAAAAACACGATAGGACAAAAAACGAAAACTCATCTCTAAGAATAGATGTAACCCAACAGATTAACGGCTCGCAAATATCATCAAATGTTGTTAACCATGGAGGACCAATAGAACTAAAACCGACAACATACATTACAACCTCAAATGCAATAAACAATGCTAATACAATATTGGTCGTGGGCAATCTAATAAGAAACAAAGATATAAAAGAGATTGTCATAGATATGAAAAAAATAAATAAAAAAATAATAGATATACAAATTGGAATATTAGAAAATACTGCAGAAATACTTTTTGACACTGGTGAGAATAAGCTTGTTAGCCTTTCATCAATGGGAGAGGGAACCGGAAAGCTTCTAACACTTCTCGCAATTTCATATAGCACAAAAAATGGTGTAATCCTGATAGATGAAATTGAAAATGGCATACACTACTCATTAATGCCATCAATAATAAAAATACTTACTGAACAATCAATTAAAAACCAAAATCAAATATTTATCACAACCCATAGCCTTGATGTGATAAATACAATAAGTAACTTATACGCAAACAAAGAGATTTCGGATGAAATCCTTTCTTTTTCTAGAATAGGTTTCTCAGAAGCAAAAGATGAGACATTATTAAGTACATTCTCACTTCCGGAAATAAAATTATCCTCTGATGAAAATTGGGAGATAAGGTAATGGAAGATTTAAAACAAAAAAAAGAAATCATTTCAAAAAGAAAAATACTATTTGTTGAAGGCCGGGATGAGGTTTTATTCTTCTCTGCATTATCTAAAAAGATAGGATTGCACAGTGAAATCCAAGTCATAGATTTCCAAGGCAAGGCAAATATGAAGAACTTCATTTCCATGGCCTCTAAAACTGAGGGTTTCATTGAAACTGTAATATCGTTTGCAATAATTCGTGACGCTGACAAAAACTTCAAAAACACAGAAACCGAAGTTTCAGATGCAATAAAAAGCATATTCTACATTGAAAACACAAAAAATGGGGAAATGATACAGGGTAAGAATATCAAAGCTGGCTTTTTTATTATGCCCGGAAATGAAATGACTGGAGAGTTAGAGGATTTAGTTTTATCCTCCTTTAAGGGGAATAAAGTATCAGATAAAATTGAGAACTATCTTGATGAATTAAAATCAATCACGAAACCAGACGACGAAAGCTCACCATTTATTTTCCCAAAAAAATCATCCAAAGCAAAAATACAAATTTATTTCTCGAGCATGGAAGAATCAGATGCAAGAATGGGAATTTCAGCGGAAAGGAAATATGTTGACTTTGATCATGCATCCTTTGTTGATATTATAAAATTCATTCAATCTATGTGAATTAAATTATTGAAGAGGCATTTTATTTCATTATAAAATGCCTTCATTTAGTATATTTATTATACAAAGGAGGCAGCATATCATTGCCCACTAAAAAATCATAAGTATTCACTTATGAAGAGTGTATTTCCTTATTATTATTTATCGGTCAAGTAAAGAAAACATCTCTATCACAGCCAGACTTCCAATCTACTGTGAGTAACAAAACCCGGCACTAATTGCCGGGTTTTATATTCTTTTCCAAGTGCTTATGCGGCCTCCCTCGCCCTACACATCTCGGGCAAGTTAGCCCTCACCAGCGCCTCAGCAAACGGCGGCGGGACGGCATTACCACAGCGCGCGACCTGCTTATCCTTCGCATACTTCACGCCACGGTAATCCTGGTCAATGATATACCACTCGGGGAAGCCCTGCGCCCGGTAAAGCTCATGCGGCTGTAGCATACGCATTCCAATGTCGACGATGCGGTAAGTCACTCCGCCGATATCCACCAGCCCGTTGCTATCCTCACCGCAGTATTGCTGCAGGAACGCCAGCACCTGCTGCGCGCGCTCTTCGTCATAGTCCTCGATCGCCAGAGTCGTTTTAACCTCCCCTACGTGCTGGCCGCCGGCAGTGATAGTCAGCATCGGCGCATCAGTTCGCTGACCATCGCGGCAGGTTCCACGCAGCTTAACCAAGTGAGAAGCAACCACCGCATGATGGTCCACCGTCGTCACCGAGTGCGTGGGCTCATCCAGACCCACGCCGGCGCCCTGGTAGTTTCCGCCGTAGTGTTTAGCCAGAAATGCGCTCACCGTCGCGAACTTATTTCCACCTGCTGTAACGGTTCCCAGCGGATTCCCCAGTTGCAGCACCCGCGGCTCCTGACCGGGGCGCTCACCGTACCCCATTTGAATGAGCGTCGGCACAACCAGTTGCGATTTACCGCCGCCACCGGCAGTGATAATTGCGCTGGGCTCATCCACCCGGTGCCCGACGCTGGCGCCAAACTGACGCGCGATAACCGGAGCAACGACACAGGCGCGCGACTCTTTCAAGATGGTGTGAGCAGGTTTATCAAGCGGCCGTGGTTTCGCCTGGTACTCGCTGCCGCCATTTCCGGCCAGGAACGGAGCCAGAGCAGCTTCTACGATGCCCAAAGCGTGACCGTTGCCTCTAGGGCGTTTCGACGTACCAGCGGTCACCGTCGGTACCGGGTCGGTAACGGGCTGACCGGTGGCGCCGGTGCGGAATTTGGTCAGATGCGGTACTGCTAATGCGTAGCCGTGGGTTTTCGTAATCGTCTGCAGCGGTTCGTCCAGCGACTGGCCCCGGAAACAGTCATATTTTCCTTTGGTCGTCGTGTGGTTGCACTTCACGATGAACGGCGACGCGCTATCGATAACAAAGCGCTGTATGCCGCGGGCAATACGTTTCAGGGTATTAACAGCCAGCGGCTTTTTGCGATCGAAGATGCTCGGCGCGGGGATAGACCAGTCTATGCATTCCGCAGCTGTTCGCCACGGTGCCAGCTTGCCAACTAGCACCGCCGGTGATTTCGGATCTCCATGAGTGGCTTCCGGCCATACAATCGGCTTCCCATCGCAGCGCATCACCATGAAGAACCGCTTACGGATGGTCGGCGCGCCATAATCGCAAGCGCGCAGTTCGCGATACTCAACGATATATCCCAGACCTTTTACCAACCGTGCTGCATCCTCGCTATCAAGCGAAATATTCAGAAACTCGCAGCATTCGGCCAGCGCTGGATGGTTCGCCGGGATTCCGGTTGTCAGCATACCGACAAATGCCCGGAATGTTTCGCCGACGCGGTCTGGATCCGGGCGCATTTCTGCCGCGAGTAACGGACCCCACGTTTTAAACTCTTCGACGTTTTCCAGCATCATCACCCGAGGGTCAACATCTAGCCCCCAGCGCAGAACAATCCAAGCCAGCCCACGAATCGCCTTTTCTACCGGCTTGGCCCCTTTCGCCTTTGAAAAGTGACGGCAGTCTGGTGAAAACCATGCCAGCCCAACCCGGCGGCCGGCGGTCGCAACTTTCGGACGAACCGAATAAACCGACTCGCAGTAATGCAGCGTGTCGGGGTGATTAGTGGTGTGCATCGCGACAGCATTGAGATCGTGGTTTATAGCAATATCCACGCTGCGCACTATCGCCAGCTCGATTCCCGTTGAGGCGCCGCCGCCGCCAGCAAAGTTATCAACGATGATTTCGCTCTCTCTCACGCGTATTTCTCCATGGCGCAGGCCAGCGAACGAGCCGCGGCGATAATTGACGGTACCGGCATTTTTTCCAGCCACATCCGGTTGATGTGGTGCTGCAGGCGGCGCTGGTGGTGTGCCGGGAGTTCCCCGGCGTTTTCTACTTCTGACAGGACCATCGCTACTTCAGCGGGCCACACAGTTTCAGGCACGTCCACCAGCAGAAGGCTTTCAAGTTCCTGAATGCGTTTGCAGGCATATCCCAGTGAAGTTTCCACTACTTCTCCTCCGGCTTAATGATGTGCGCAGTAATATTCCGACCACAGTCGCAGCAGTAGAATGCTGTCCCGCCGCGAATGCCATTGGTATGCTGGCCCTCGAGAAATGAACCATCCCAAGAATAAAACTGTTTGAAATCCACAATTTCTTTCGTGTGGAATCCGTTATCACCTCCACAGTGCGGGCATGATGTTGGGTTGGCTCTAGCCATCTACTCCGCCTCCTCTGGTGAAGAAACCATTTCAATCTGGCAACCTGCTGCGCATTTCAGCGTTTCGCCACAAACGAACCATAGAGTGACGTCGTGATCATCAAAGTCGGTTTCCTTCCCCTCATACACCAAGGCTCTGAATTTCACGAAGTCGGCGCCATCGATATTTTCGTTCTGTTTAAACATACTTCACCCCGATAGGCTTGATGGTGTCCAGCAGCAGCCGGCGGCGCGTATTTTCTGCAAAGTGACGGCGCCCGATTTCTTTGTGGTAAAACTCGTTTTTGCCGACGACCCACATCCGCTCTGTCTGGTGCAGTTTTTTTACCTGCGGACCGTCTTTGGTGATCACGGTGCCGGTAAGGGTTTTTACGCTTGTCATACAGCCTCCCCGAGCACCCAGCGGAGAGCATCGGCGTATTCACCGCTGGCACCTTCAAGGGCTTCCGTGATTTCTTTGCGTGATTTTAGACGTGGCTTAGTTTCGCCAAGCACGGCGCGCTGACGCCTGGCTTTTTCATGGCCGGTAGTCCCAGCGGTCGCAGATTCAATCTCTTTCACTTTTTCCCGCTGCTCTTCCGGGGGAAGTGTGCCAAGCTGACGTGCCTGGGTAACGGTAACAGTACCAGACTCCACCGCTTCCCGGACGGCCTGGGTGGCATCGAGAAGGGACAGCGTTGCACGAACGGTCTGAACGCTGCAGCCAAACAACACTGCAATGTCGTCCTCATCGAGCCCGCGGTCGAGCGCGTCTGACATTTTTTTAGCCCGGCCAAGCGGTGTATCAGGTCGGCGAATTTCGTTTTCGCTGACCATGTATTTAGCCATCTGATTTGCTGATCCGCGCTTAACGACTCCGGGAACAAGCAGTGGATCTTTGCCTTCTTTCAGACGTAGTTTATTTGCCTCCAGGGTATGTTTAACTCGCTGACGGCCAACAACTACGCAGGTGAGCCCCGTTTCAGGGTCTTTCCAGACGATGATCGGCTCCAGTACACCCAGTTCCGCAATGTTCAGTACCATCCCTTCCTCGATCGGCAGGTGTACACGCTCATCGTAAAGTGGGTGGGTCTTATCGGTGACCAGGTGCAGGTTTTCAGGCTCGAAATTGAGCACGTTTGTTTTGCCGCTGGCACCGTATACGTCGATTGAATTTTTAGCCATGCATAGCCTCCTGCACATCCAAAAAACGCTGAAAAACGGGACTGCCCAGCAAGTTGTAATTCATCCCGATCGCTGCCTTTGGCGCTAGTCCATACCGTTTCATGTCAAAGTCGATAATGGCGCGCTGGTCGCGGAATAACCCTGATCGCCCGTGGCGAACAACCTCGCCGCTGGCCGCCGCTTCGCGGAAATACTTCAGGACGGTATCGCGGCTCAGGCCCAGTTTTTTCATTGCTTCGGTGGTCGTCAGGCGCCCCTGATGCTTAGTGATACGAATCACGGCACTGACGTACTCACGGCGCTCTGCTGTTGATAATGATCTAGCCATGGTTACGCCCTCTCCCAAGGCCAAACTTCGCGCGGATTTCAGCGATTTTGTTTAAGCCCTGCTCTTGTGTTAATGGTCTTCCGCCAAGCTTCTGGATCTGCTTAACCGGTTCCGGAATAACTTCACCCGCGTTCACCCGACGAACCATGCGCAACAGTTCCTCTGATGCTTTTCGGCGTAATTCGGAGTCGCTTAATCCCTTTGCGCGCATATCGGTATACAGACCGGTCACCATCCAGTAGCAGGCTTTGTGTTTCAGCGTTATCGGTTCGATTTTGTGTTCAGGCCATGGGTACGACTCAGCGTCCGGATACTGACCGCGAGTCCGGCAATACTGGTAAACCATATCAACCAGCTCACTCGCGTCTGGCAGGCCTACCGTTACCGCCTCCTCAGAACGGCACCAGGCAACAAACTGACCTGGTGATGGCATGAATGGTTTTTCCTGCTTGCGAGCAACCCGCATTCCGGCGTTAATCTGCTCTACCGTGGTGATCTCGTTCTCCTTGAACGCCAGGAGCCACTGGCGACGCATCTCGTTGAGGTCTTCCGCTGATTTGTTGGCCAGCGCCGGGAATACGGCGAGCAGTTGGCGAAACAGTTCGTTGAATACTTCAGCCGTCTTTGTCGCCTGATGTGCAAAGCTCTGCGCATCCCGCATTTCAGGCATGCTGGCGGCGATACGTTGGAAGTTCTTCCGATCGAAGTTATGCATGCTTTCTGCGATAGATTTCATTCGAGTACCCCGTCGATCCAGTCGGTATTGTCCAGCGCACTGGCGCCTGATGTGGTTTTTGATAGGCCAGGGCTGCGCAGGCGCTTAGTTGTCAGTTGATCCCACTGCTTGCGTAGTTTTGAAGGGCTGAGAATGTTTTTTTGCCAGAAATCGTCTTCATTGGCCCACTTGAACAGTTCGCAGATTTCGTAATGGCTGCGTTTGTCCTGCATGCGCATCAGACGGATGGTATTTGCCCATTCAACCCAGTTCGGTTCTGAGAGTGAGGCATTCACGGTGAGGGCTTTATCGAAAATCCATCGCGCGGCTTTGAGGTCGTCAGCTGTTCCCCAGGATTTTCCCGCAGGGGTATAAATCCCATAGGCCGCTTCTGGATGACGAGAGAGAAACTTCAAAGTTTCCTCGTTTCGGGATTCTTTAGAATTCCGAGACGAAGAAGATCTTTTACTATTGTTCTTGTTCTTGTATTGGGTGTCTCCCGTTTCCGGGAAAGGTTTTCCCGTTTTCGGTAACACTTTTCCCGATTCCGGGAAGAGTTTTCCCGTTTTCGGTTTGTCTAAAATCCACTCAGATAGCTCAGTATTTATACCGACAATTTTCATCACTCCCTGCTTATGAGCGAAGATAATTTTCCGCTCCGCGAGAGATTTGATTGTGTCGGAAATGTGCGACTCTCCGAGGTCTGTCAGCTCAGCAATCACCGTGTTTGTTACTCGGTCCTGCTTCTTGTTCCATCCATAGGTAAGCCAGATTACAGCCTCAAGACACTGCCACTCACGACCAGACATCCGCAGACGCGGCTTGAGCTTCTGTATCTCGTTTGCGATCTTGGTGTACCCGTTAGCCAGGTCGGCCATTTGACCTCCCGAACGCTCGGTTTTAATCGGAAAATTGATAACTTCAGCGGTATTTGACATACTTAATCCCGTGAATTGACCCAATTGATTCACCCGAAGACCGCCTGTGTTCGAGCACAACGGTCTTCCCCCTTTCAGAACAACCCAGCCTGATTGCTGCCCTTTCGCACGGAGCGCTTTGCTTCCCGGCGTGCGGCTGCGCTTGTCTGCTTCTCAGCCCATAACTTTGCGTGTCGCATAACATCGTCAAACATTCCCCCTTTTCGGCTTGCCTGTGACATCCGCTTGTACATATCGACCGCCTGGTATGCCCCCCCCCTGAGCCACTGCCTGCGTGAAGCCTTGGCGAAGCAGTTCCTCGCGGACGTTTTTCTCTATGAAGTTTTCCCAACTCATAACGCCTCCAGATTCGGACAAAATTTGCCATATTCATTTTTTCTGAATTCAGCAGCTACCTTTGCTGCCTCTAATTTGTCCTCGAAATATCCAAGACTAATGAGCTTTCCATCTTTAAATCCGCTCGCTTGCCATTTGCCGTATGGCTTATTCCAATAAACCCCTCTTTGTCCGCTTATATTTTTCTGGTTACGCCTGTTTCTCGAGTTCTCAACCCGTGTCGCAACCCGAAGATTTGATATTCTGTTGTCAGCTCTGTCACCATTGATATGGTCAATAAATGAGCCGCCAACCTCGCCATTCACTGCAATCCATGCCAGTCGGTGAGCGCCAAAGGCTTTCCCTTCGATACGAATTTTTATGTAGCCGGTTAATTCCAGACATCCGGCCAACTGACCAACTTTAATTCTTCCGTTCGAACTAACTTTCCAACGAAATTCACCTGAGTCCGGATCGTATTGGAGATATTCGAGTACTTTCTGCTGACTGATATGATTCATGGATACCCCGCTTACATCACGCCCAGCATTGAGCTCACGATTGTCATCAGCGTTCCTGTCTGCTCAGGCATCAGCCTGAATAGCGAAGCTATCCCCTCGCTTACCTCCTTCAATTTCTGGTGCTCTGGCGCATTCAGCATCACTGCCTGCTTTGCTTCGGCGCACTCCTTAATTGCTGAAGACAGGCGCGATAAAACATCGTCATGAGGAACTAGACGGTTGCGGTATTCCAGCGGGAGAACGGCCATGATTGCCGGCGAAAGAAGACGCACATACTCGCGGTATTTATCCGATTCGACCTGGTTATCCAGATAGCGGAATAATTTCTGCCGGGCACGGCTAAGGTCTTCGGGAAATTCGATCCCGTCACCGCCTTGCTGGCGCCACTCTTCGATGATGTATGCGGAAACAACATCCTGACCTGCAACTGATGCCCAGGCGCGAACGGCGGAACGAATGCCTTCATGGTCTATCACTCGCGGCTGATTTCGCTTTATCAGAGCGCCGGGGTTGAATCCGGTATTTTGTTGAAAGGGAAGTGTTTGCATAGTTATACCCTCTGATCCTGCGGCAAACCGTCGGTAGGGTTCGGGTACAAATCGGGGCGCAATTCGTGTGGCGTCACTCCGGTTGCTTTGAAGATAGTGAGAACGCGGCTTTGCGGTACCACGCCGTAATTTCTATTTTTCCAGTGACTAACCGTCATAGCTGAAACATCTAAACTTTCAGCTAGCTTGCTGGCATTCCCTGCAATATTTATGGCTTTGTCGAGAGCTTTCATAGGTGACTCCTGTGAAGAAACACGACAATTAAACAACAGGTTTAAATAACAGTCAAAGAAATTTCAACATATAGTTTATTTCGGGTGTTAAACGATTTGTTTATAATCTTGATATGAGAGAAAAAAACATCAAACCGCCAATGCTTTCTGATCGCCTTACCAAGGTGCTTAAAACCAGGAAGATGAGTAAGTCAGAATTAGCTAGAAGGGTTGGCGTGACTCCGCAAGCTGTGAATAACTGGTTCTCCAGGGGAGAGCTGGGGAGAGAGTCTGCTCAGCAGATTGCGGACGTCCTCAAAATCTCTATCGACTGGCTTTTGAATGGTGATCCGAATGACATTTTGACTATTGAACAAGTCAGAATGAAAAGGCTGAAACAATATATCGAGAACGGCTCGCTTAAGATAGAAGATGACCCATTCTTTGAAGAAATCCTTTCTGGAAAGAAATCAATCAATGACAATGTCGCAAGGCGTATTGAACGCGATTTCAGTCTCCCTTTCGGCTCTCTTGATTACGATCCAGAGCGAGCACCATCTAGTATAGTTGGGGACTTATCTTCAACTGAGATCGAACTTGTACATCTTTTCCGTCAGATGCCAAAATCGGCGCAAAAGGAAATGCTGCTACTTTTTAACAGCAGAGTGAGTGAGTACTCGTCTCTTTTTAGAGAGTTACTTGAACTGAAAGAACAGAAGTAGACCTAGCCCATTGCGTAGAAGCAGAAACCGGCACTAGCCGGTTTTTTTTGTGCCCATCGATCAAAATTAAACTACAAGTTGAAAATAGACTTGACGCAAATTTAAACCTGTTGTTTAATTTACTCCATCAACAACGCGCTGCGTTGCTCCGATAAACGTTCCGCTGGCCGGCGACAAGGCAGAGGTTGAAATGAGTAAGCAAGGCATCAGAGCCCTGATCATTTCGGCAGTTATAGGGTTCACCTTCTGGGTTTTATTCATCATATGCATTGCGGGGGTTATCTATGGCTAATCCAGTTCCAAACAGCGGTCGCGCAATACCAATGCGTAATCCGCGCACCGGCGCGCCCTGGTCTGTTTCATACGACCATGTTCGCAAAACCTATTTCCATGAACCGCAGGGAAATCTGCGCTTTATCCGTCAGCCCTTTTACTCAAGAGATCTTGCGCCCTATCTCGTTCCGGCAGGTACCCACTGATGAGCACAATGTTCGCACTGGTGATAACCGTCGGCATGCTAATTGGCGGTAATCAGGATGTTTTGCTGGGTGTATATGACAGCGAGCAAGCATGTCAGGAAGCTGCTATTGAACAAGGTGTAAAGGGCGAATGCCTGCCGTTGAAAGGCGTTCTGGCTGAACACCCCGCCGGATTCACCGCACAGATGTAGGAGGCGTTATGCAGAAACGATGTGGCGAATACGACGCCATGGCCAACGAGGCCTAACGTAAAACCCGCCGAAGCGGGCTGTACGTCCGGTGCCACCGACCAAAGTTACACCGGAAATTACCAAAACCAATGAACACCCGATGGGCGCTATCAATGGCCCGGGGATTCTAACACCCAAAATTGAGGCTATCACATGGAATATTTTTATCTGATAAAGGCAACTCAAAAATCGGGTAAAGCCGATGCCATTATCTGGCGTTCCGCAAAATCTGAAGCTCGCGCACAGCTGCAGTTAGACGTTGATCTGGAAGATGCAGAAATCGAAACCGGGCGCGGCAAAGACTACCTGAAACCAATCCGGACCGATTTCCCGGTATTTAATGACCTTCCCGCTGAAGGTGTTCTGGATTTTGAATGGTGCAAGCGCTATCAGCTCGGCGACGACCAGCGCACCTGGCAGGTTACTCCGGGGGCTGTTGCTGATTCAACCACCGTTGTTGAAGATGAGATCGTTAATGGTGATTCAGACGATAAGTTTTCAGGCGATGAAAACTCCCTCTACAACCTCGCAGAAATGCCATTCCGCATTCAGCTACTGGCACAGTACATGGCAGAAGAAGGCCATGTTTACCATATCAGCATCCCGCATCGCGGGCGGCTTTCCGCCATGGAATTGGATACAGATAATTCGGCAGTTCAGGATCTCATTCTTGCCGCTGAAAGTATTCCTGAAATAAAGAAATACGACATGCCGGCTTTGTGGAAATTTACGAGCGCAAATAAAAAGGTCTTCCCTGAAGGGAAGCGCCACGAACTTGGCAAGCGTATTCAGTTTGCGAAATTGTGGTTCGAAACTAATGCTATCGATCGCGGCATCCTTACCAGGGAATGGTCAGTTGGCAATCAGATTTCAGCAGTTCCCCATGCTGACCCTCACGCTACACCCGAACGCTATAAACGCGCCGTAACGCAGAATATCGCGAATCTGGCTATTGAGATCGCTATTGCTCAACTGTACCCGGATGCAGAGCCGGGAAAAATCAGCCGCCCTCAACTCATCGGCGCCAAAGACCTGGTAGACAGGAAAGAGGATGTCCATGTTAAGGCGCTCAAAATTATGAGCAAAACTACAGATATTCTCGATTATGACGCAAATAGCATTTTCGGCGTTACCCGTGCCATTAAATGGAATGGCGAAGAAAGCACGTCAGAACTGCGGGCAACGGTTCGTAACTGGCTCGCGGCAAATGGCATTTATGAAAACGGCGAGCGCTCAAAAGGCTATCCGGAGTGGGAAGAGGATCCGCGCGCGGGCCGTCAATCAAATGTCGTTGAACAACCTAACGAAGATCCGGCAGAAACCAAAAAACCTGAAATTGCCAAAGTCAGCGCTGGCCTGTACGCCGTTGAAGGCCTTATGGCCTCTCCTGCCCCAAAAAACGACAACAAAGAGGCCACCAGCGATGTGCAGATGGAAGAGGCTCAGCAGGTCAAAGACGAAGCTGATAATCCGGTACCGGCAGGCGAAAGCGCTAATGCAGATGCTGAAAAAACAGATGCCGTAAACGCACGCAAAATTTTAACTGAGCGCTGTCCTGAACTGGCCGCTGCGGTTCTGCAGGACCAGGAACCAACAATCACGCCTGAAGATTCCGCCGAAGAACCAGACCAGGAACTTACAGCGACAGTATGGCCAGAATACTTCGAGCCTGGCCGATATGAAGGTGTACCGAACGAGGTTTATCACACCGCCAACGGTATCAGCTCCACGATGGTTAAAGATGCCCGGGTATCGCTGATGTATTTCGAAGCGCGCCATGTCTCAAAAACTATCAATAAGGAACGCTCGCCGGTTCTGGATATGGGCAACCTGGTGCATGCGCTGGCACTGCAGCCGGAAGACATGGATAAAGAGTTCAGCGTCGAGCCCGAAATCCCGGAAGGTGCATTCACCACCACCGCTACGATCCGCGCCTTTATCGACGAGCACAACGCCAGCCTGCCGCCGCTGTTGAGCGCCGACGATATCAAAGCATTACTGGATGCACATAACGCCACCCTGCCCGCATCGTTCCCGCTTGGGGCATCCGTTGACGAATCCTATGCGTCATATGAGCAACTCCCGGAGGAGTTCCAGCGCATCGAGAATGGGACTAAGCATACCGCTACGGCAATGAAGGCCTGCATCAAAGAATACAACGCCACCCTGCCCGCGCCGGTTAAAACCAGCGGCAGCCGCGATGCATTGCTGGAACAGCTGGCAATCATTAATCCTGACCTGGTCGCGCAAGAAGCCCAGAAGGAGCAGCCGCTGAAAGTGTCGGGAACCAAAGTGGACCTGATGCAGGTCGTGAAATCCGTTAATCCTGACGCGGTATTCTCCGACGAACTACTGGATGCCTGGCGCGAGAACCCGGAAGGAAAAGTGCTGGTTACCCGTCAGCAGCTTAGTACTGCGCTGGCCATTCAGAAAGCACTCCTGAATCACCCGACCGCCGGGAAGCTACTGACCCACCCGAGCCGCGCTGTCGAGGTGAGCTATTTCGGTATTGATGAAGAAACCGGGCTGGAAATCCGCGTGCGTCCTGACCTTGAGATAGACATGGGCGGCCTGCGCATTGGTGCCGACCTGAAAACCATCAGCATGTGGAACATCAAGCAGGAAGGCCTGCGCGCGAAACTGCATCGGGAAATCATCGAGCGCGATTACCACCTGAGCGCGGCTATGTACTGCGAAACCGCAGCGCTGGATCAGTTCTTCTGGATTTTCGTCAACAAAGACGAGAACTACCACTGGATCGCCATCATCGAGGCATCCGAAGAGCTGCTGGAACTCGGCATGCTGGAATACCGCAAAGCAATGCGCGCCATCGCTAACGGTTTCGACACTGGCGAATGGCCAGCACCGATTACCGAAGACTACGCCGAAGAACTTAACGATTTTGATGTGCGCCGTCTCGAAGCGCTGCGCGTACAGGCATAAGGGGGATATGACGATGGAAAACACCAATATTGTTACCACTGAGCAACAGGCTCCAAATACCATTTCTGCAAGTAACGCCATCTTCAACGTGCAGGCGCTCGGCCAGCTAACGGCATTTGCAAACCTGATGGCAGATTCACAGGTGACGGTGCCAGCACATCTTGCGGGTAAACCAGCCGATTGCATGGCGATCGTTATGCAGGCGATGCAATGGGGCATGAATCCCTACGCAGTAGCGCAAAAAACACATCTGGTAAACGGTGTGCTTGGGTATGAAGCCCAGTTAGTCAATGCGGTAATCGCCAGCTCAAGCGCCATTCATGGCCGCTTTCACTATCGTTACGGTGGCGACTGGGAGCGCTGCACCAGGACTCAAGAAATCACCCGGGAAAAGCACGGCAAAAACGGAAAATACAATGTCACCGAGCGTTTACGAGGCTGGACAGATGAGGACGAAATCGGGTTGTTCGTCCAGGTCGGCGCGATTCTGCGCGGTGAATCAGAAATCACCTGGGGGGAGCCACTTTATCTCTCTGGAGTCGTCACGCGTAATTCTCCTTTGTGGGTTTCTAACCCGAAACAGCAAATCGCTTATCTGGGCGTCAAATACTGGGCGCGGCTGTATTGCCCGGAAGTCATCCTGGGCGTTTACAGCCCGGATGAAGTTGAACAAAGACCCGAGCGAGAAATAAACCCGGCGCCGGCGCAAAGAATGTCTGTGGCAGAGATCACCAGCGGAACAGACATCACCACCAGCGCGCAGGATTCAGCTCTCAATATTGATTCCCTGGCAGATGATTTCCGTGACCGCATTGAGCGCGCCGAATCGGTCGATGCAGCAAAAGCCATCAGGGCGGATCTGGATAAAGAGAAAGCTGTGTTGGGTACTGTTCTTTTCACCGAGCTGAAAGGTAAAGCCGTGCAGCGTTATTTCATGGTAGACGCCCGAAACAAAGTTGAGGCCGCCATAAATTCACTCCCTAACCCGGGGGATCAGGAAGCCGAAACTTTATTCGCGAAGGCAGAAAGCACCCTGACCTCATCGCGCCGCCACCTCGGTGATGAACTGTATGACCAGTTCCGCATCACCCTGGATGACATGAAACCGGAATACGTGGGCTAAGGGAGGCGGGAGGGTTCGCCCTCCCGGTAATGATATGAGCAAATCACTTAACGCACGATGCATACGCCGCTGGGAAGTTGAGTTCAAAGGGCACTGCGATTCAAAAGTTAACCCCTACTGGTGCAAGCGTGACCTGCGTGGGTATATCCGTGAGGCGGCACTGACTACGGCGTATTGCATGGTTGATAGCTTGGCCTACAACAACGCAATGCATGCTTTTTTCGCAGATGTAGGTGATAGGCATGACTGGTCGCCAGAGTTCTCAGCATGGTACGACGGGCGCCGGGAGCTTTATCTCAAAGAAGCTCGCGACTACCTGAATGAAGAAGCCACCATCGACGAGATCGACGAAGAAATACAGAACGAGCTGGAGGCCTGGAATGACTGAGCGCGGAATGATTTTTAACGGGGAGATGGTGCGCGCCATTCTGGACGGTCGTAAGACGCAGACTCGGCGCATTGTGAAGCCGCAGCCGGAAATTTCTTCTAAAGATAATCTTTCCGGAATTTGGTTGGACAAACCACTTAATGGGCTATTGCTACCAAAAATCCAAGATATCGCGATTCATTGCCCTTTCGGTATGTCAGGCGATCGGATTTGGGTTCGCGAGACGTGGGCGACTCTGGGCAACGAAGACGGCTGTTATGTCGACTGGGAAGAGAATCTTTGCAAAGGAGATGAGCGCTCAGCTGCGAGGATTTACCGCGCCAGCTGCGAACAAAGACCAGGCGATTATGGGCTGTGGTCTATCCCCGATGACGACTACTGGAAACCACATACCAAAGATCACAAGTTCGAAGGTGCATGGCGACCATCAATTCTCATGCCACGCTGGGCCAGCCGCATTCTGCTGGAAATCACTAATGTGCGTGTGGAGCAATTGAACGTTATCAGCGAGCGCGATGCTCAGGCCGAAGGAGTGGCAAAGCTACAAGGGGGATTCTGGCAGCACTATCAGCCAGGCTGGACGCAGCATCAATTGAGCGCTCGCGGCTCATTCGTAACCCTCTGGAAATCTATCTACGGCGAAGAATCATGGAATTCCAACCCGTGGGTTTGGGTCATCGAGTTCAAACGTCTTGAGGAGCGCGCAGCATGAGCCTAAAACACCGTTTACCCCAACTCGAAGCCAGTATTGACCCGGCGGCATTGCGCGCGGCTGCCGACGAATATTCGGATCTGCTTCTGACTTTATGCTTGTGCATGAAGATGGCTGGCCCCACTAGGGCGAATGTGCGCGCCTGCGCCACTGAACTGAAGAAGCGCCTGACGACCTGGCATAGCCAGAAGGAGCTCAACGCGATTCTGTCCAGTTGGGATCCCGTTGGTTATGTTCTCGGCCTCCGCCGTGAAGCTAACGACAACGCGCGTGCAGCTGGCGATCCGGTTGATGTATTTGTGTGAGGTGGATATGCGACTGATAAACCGAAGCAAGCAATCACCGCTGGGCCGCCAGGCTTGTGATGCCGCACTGGCAAAACACGTTGAGCTTTATGGCGATTATGGTCGGCAGAAAACAAAGCGAACCTACACCGTGATCGTCCAGAGTTCAAAAATCACTGTAGAGATTGTTAATCGTAAATCCAGTTATGTGGCTACCGCCATGAACTGCGCGCGCAGGTTGCGTCATTTGCCTGGGCAGTATAGCTAAGGAGTTTTTATGAAAAATACATCGCACGCGCATGATGAAATTTTGATAACCGATGACGTTTTGGCAAGGTATAAAATTTCACGAAGCACGCTTTATTTCTGGAGTACCCCCTCCCGAATGCCAGCATACTTTTCTCAGCCGTTCCCGAAACCAAAAATTAATGGTAGCCCTAAGAGGTGGCGGATGTCTGATCTGCTGGCCTGGGAAGATAATGTGGGTATCAAACCAAAGGCTGACCAATCAGACTTTCAAGGTGACTCTGCCATACCCCAAGCCAATGGCGCTGATCATCAAGGTAATCATGCAGGTTATATCTCGCCATGA